TGGCATGACTGGACCTACTGGCATGACTGGACCTACTGGCATGACTGGACCTACTGGCATGACTGGACCTACTGGCATGACTGGACCTACTGGCATGACTGGACCTACTGGCATGACTGGACCAACGGGACCACAATTGAATACAGACAATTTTGTTTTCGGATTAACTACCTATGAAACACCCATTCCTGGCACCGAATATTGGTTAGTCCCTGGCGGTGATATAAACCCAGGCTTTGATATTTCGGGAGCCACACACGATCTAAGCAATAACTATAAAATGGACAACTCGGGGGTGTTGTGCCCAAGTATGGCAATTTGCTATTCACTATTTAATATTACCAATGCCGCGATTCATTTGACTAAGATAGGTTCAACTTCGGGTTGGGGTGGTGCCAACATCAAGGTTAAAATATACAGTTTTTGCAATGTAGACTCATCTGGCAATCCTGACGCGTCGGGTATTTCGGTAACGACACCGGATATCAGTGGAAGTTGTACTTGTATGGACATCAGTAACGTATCGGTGGGGTGTGATGCTACTACTCCCGCATTTCTTGCTGTAAGTTTTAAAGTGGACACGTACCCACCACCTTTACCTATCACTCCTCCATTCAGTATCAGCGTAACACTAGGTACCGCTTCGGTGTTAACTATGCCTACTTAAATTGTAATCCCGTAATTTTTCCTTCCCTTCCGCAATATATTCCCCGATTTTATTATTAATATTCCTTATCTCATATCTATCCATTACTACATTTTTCACAAAAATATCTTTTATATGTATTGAATAATCCGGTTTATATACTTCTGTTACCCAATCGTCGCAATACCAATTGTCTATTCTTTCATCAAAAAATGTGCCGAATATCTGATGATGCGTTTTATGAACAAACGCATTTTCAATCACAGGTGGTGCACCGCTAGCTATTCTACCCTTATAATTAGCCAAATGACATCCACCTACCACACCAAGATTATTATTGTTTTGCAAATGATGTATAAAAATATTTGTCCACGCGTCTTCCATTATAACATCATCCCCTATTTGATAAAAATAATCGTATTTTTGATCATATGCCTTTTTAAACAGGGTATTCCACGCTTTTGCGGGTTTGTGTTCGCAACCTTCCAATTCAACAATAACCATATTGATGTATTTACACATATCCGGCAATTTTCTAATGTTGGATTTATAAAAGGTATCTGTGCTATCGTATCCTACAAATAGTGTATACGAATACGCTGCATCATACTGTGCTATAAATGATGGTAAAAAATGCTGAACGATGGGTGTTGAGGACAAATCTTTATAATTTTGTCCTCGACTGCAAACAGGTACTAATAATGCAATATTAAACATATGTTATTTATACAAATAATTCTTTTAATATTTTTTCTTTGTCAAATATCTTAAGTTTACTGGTACGATCCCAATTACTGTGGGAGACAATCAAACGATAATCCTCTACGACCAGTCCCAATGAAAATTCTACTTTTTCTTCCTTATCAAATCGAAATAAATAGGAATATTTTCGTAATTCCAAGGTATTTTTGTCCAATACAATAAATAAATGATAATAATGTCTTGGTTCGCCGTGCTCTACAACATGTCCAATAAACCATAACTCATCTTTATAAATTGCGCCATTGGTGGAACCACGAACTTTCTTGAAAAAAGGAGGCATTTCTTTTCTAGTTACTGTTCCTAATTGCATTTTCGCAAAATCATAAATAGTAAGTGGATGCCATTTATAGATAACTCTCAAATGGTCATCTTGCATAAATAATGCCCAGTTCTTTTCACACTTTGCTTTTTCAGGTGAAGTTATTTCGCTATATTCGAGTGATTCTCCGGATAAATCATATATTCCTCCTGCCATTGTTAATATATAATCGGAGGTTGTGTCGCTTTGTTTTGTTGAGATATAACCAATATTCTCTCCACAATCAATAATTTTCACATCTTCTAACCCTCTAATTCTACATTCAGTGTTAAATTCAGGCACAAAGACATGAGAATCTGTTACATTAAAATCTTTATCCATCACCAATGCAATATTTTTTGTATTTACACTATATCCATCAGGATAACTATAAGAACCATTTAGATGAAGTGTATAATCAACTATTCGTACATTAGTAAGATATCCGTCATTATATGCAATGATAGAGGGAGTTGTGGCTTTGAATGAATCTTTTTCTTCGCCACTGATTTCCGCAAATAAATTTAAGACGACTTCTTTTTGCTCATATTTTTTAAGAGTTTTGACATAAAATTTATAATTAGCCAATATATTATCCATATTAAGCGCATCTATATTCATTAATTTCATAAATATTGGTCGCATATCTATATTCCTATCAATATAATAAGCAATGATGGAAAACTCATAATCTAATAAATAATTGTATACGTCTTTATGAATAAATAAAACATTGTCTGAAGGATATGGAATTTCCTTAGCCAATTTGTAAAAAATATAAGATAGTTGATGTTGTCCTTTGATTCTGTAGTGTTTAACAATTTCATATAAATTTTCAGCTCTTTTTGGATGATAACCATATGCTTCTAACCAAGTTTTTATTGCTTCTGCTTCTTTTCCTATACTCATATAACATTTTCCTAATTCGAGCCGACTGTACCAATTTTCCTCTATCCATCCTCCTATTGCAATTCTTTTTATATAATTTTCAATAGCTTTTTCTAAATTTCCGGCATTTTTATAACTATTCGCCAAATAAAAATAGGTTCTTTCATTTTTGGGATTTTCTTTTAGGTCTTCTTCAAGAAGTCTAATGTCTCGAGTAAATTTATCCTCTTTGCATCCACCATCTCCGATATCATTGATTTTTATTGTATTTAATCGCTCTTCTTTCTTGGGTCCTGTAATATCATAATATTCATGAGTAGAACCAATGCATCGAAAATTTAAGGAAGTTTTAATAAGACGGACATTGAAATAGTTAAGTATATTGGAGCCTTGTGCAAATGTATAAACATCCGCTGTCAATTTAGACTTATCAAATGCGGGATCAATTACAAGTTTCATATCTGCATCTAAAAATAATAGATAATCTGCCATTTCTTTTGCAGCATTTAAAGCAACGGTTCTGTTATGACCAAAATTTTTAAACGGTTCTTCAATGATTTTTCCTTCAATGCATCGCATATCAAAGAATTCTTTAATAATTTCTATGGTCATATCTGTACTTCCTGTATCGCAAATACAATATGTATCAATGATTGGTGACACGGTTTCCAATAATCGTGTGATGATTTTAGACTCGTTTTTAACAATCATATTTAGACAAATGGTCGGTGCCTTTTCAGTTACTTCTTCAATACAAAGTTCCATTTTCATAAAATAAAGGTTTTATTTTTAAATAATTTATAAAAATCTAACATAATTATATCATGTCTTTTACAAGATTTAATTATGACCCATGTCGCACAAAGAAACTTTTAGAAGAATCCACAGGACCAGGACGATACATGCTCAACAAACCTGGTTGGGGCAATAAACCTTGCTTCTTCGACGACCCTCAAATCCGTATGCAAGAGTGGGGGACTAATCTTCGCAGTGTGCCGGGTGGAGGACCAATTGATATTAACAGTGATCTTTTAGGCATTACAAGACCGCTCTCGAAAGATTGCACTAAAAAAGAATTTCCCTTCTCTGGTGTAGTGTTCTCCGCGAAAAAAGAGTATCCTGCTTGTGGTCAGGAATTTACCTCCCAATCTAGAGCCACTCATCCTTCATTTTTGTACAGAGATTTAGAACAATCGAATAGATATCCTCTTTTCTTGAATCCTCAAGAAAACGTATGTATGCAGTTTCAAAATAATCTTAATACGCAGCTTTTAGAGCGCGATAACTTTACTCCAAAAATCCCTTGTCCCATGAATAAATAAATATATTTTCTGTTTTAATTTAGTAAGAAAATATGTTGCATTATATATAAATGGCAGAAATAGCAATTCCTATGGTAGCTTTAGGTGCAATGTGGTTGATAAGCAACGATAAAAAGAAGTCTCATCCCCAAGAAGGATTTGATAATGTATCAGGACCTCATCAACAAGAATTAATCGCTGGGCATGTTAAGTCTCATTTACCAGTAAACCCCCCTGTAAATTATCCGAAACCAACTTATTCAGAATTAACAAGTAACACCAAATACTATCCTGCACCAAATGCAGCAACAGATAGATACTTCCAACAAAAAGTATATGAAAAAAAAGTAGAGGATGGTGGCGACCCTACAAATGCCGCAATTTTCCAATCCATTGCGGGAAGTGAAATGCAAAAATGCGACATGAAACATAATAATATGGTGCCTTTTTTTGGGTCCAAAGTCACTCAACGCACGACAGGATTTAATGGAAATGAAGGTTTGCTTGATCAAATGCAAGGGCGAGGTTCTCAACAAATAAGAAAATCCGCCCAAGCTCCTCTATTTAAGCCACAAAAAAATATGGCTTGGGCTCATGGTACACCTAATACAAGCGACTTCATACAGTCGCGCATGAATCCTTCTCGCAATGTTTCAAATACGAAACCTTGGGAAGAAGTAAGAGTCGGTCCTGGATTAAATAAAGGATTTAGTAGTGAAGGTTCGAATGGATTTAATGCTGGTATGGAATCCCGTGAACAATGGCTACCAAAAACGGTGGATGAATTGAGAACCACAACCAACCCAAAAGTTACATTTGGTTTAGCAAATCATGAAGGTCCTGCACAAGGCATGTTTGTTAGAGGTCACGAAGGTAAAGTTGAAAAAAATAGACCAGATACATTCTATTTGAATTCACCTGATAGATGGTTTACGACAACGGGGCAAGAGAAAGGTCAAACAAATCGTTCTGCTCAGGTCATGCAACCCATTAAAAGTAATGCGGGTCGTGAATATTTCGGTAATGGAAATGGCAATCAAGACGGTTCTAGTTTAGCAGGTATGACTGAACAGAACTTTAGAAAATCCAGAAGACCCGTTCTTGCTCCATTCGACAAATACAAAGGTCCCGCATATAATCAAACCTACAAAGCTGGTGGCGATTCAACAAAAGATGACTATGGTAGAGATGGGATGCAAGTATTGCCTAATTCTCGCACGACAACTAGACAAGCGGATGAATTTGGTATTGTAAATGGATGGGTTCGTGCTATCACTGCGCCAATTTTAGATGTATTAAGACCTTCGCGCAAAGAAAATGTAATAGGCAATATGCGACCAAACGGTAATGCAGGGGGTGCATATGGTGTCAATGAGGCGAGAGTCTGGAATCCGTCGGACCGTACTAAAACGACTATTAAGGAACAAACTATTGAGAATATTAGACCGAATGGAAATGTTGAAGGGACATACGGTGTTAGCGAGGGTGGTTATTTATCCGCAGAATATCAACCAATCACTAACCAGCGTGATACTACGAGTTGTTCATATACGGGAGATGCGGGTGCCACACCTTGGTCTACTGCCGGTCCTGTATACAATGCTGCATATAATGCTAATTTAAATCCAAATAAAGAAGTATTGGAAGCGGCACAAGGCGCATTTGAAAACACAGGAAGCATGTCTTTGTTTAATGATACTCAAAATGTATCAATAGGTAAAATTGGCAGTATTCAGCCAGACCAATTAGTTCCTAATATGCCAAAACAACCGGGGAATATTACAACATTTGGAGCAGTAATGGGTCGAAATACAAGAGAGGTTACGCATAATTGTCAAAGAAATAACCCAGATACACTTAATGCGTTTAACAACAATCCTTACACAAAATCATTATACAGTGTAGCTTAATTTGATATAACTTTAATATAAAAGTTATATTAAACATATTTATTAAATTATTAGTAATGGGAGAATTAGATATACATCAGAATATAAAGGATAAATTAAACACATTTATTGTAGAAAAAAAAATACCCCATATTATATTTTATGGACCTTCGGGATGTGGCAAAAGATATATAATGCGTTTCTTTATCACCAATATTTACAAAACAGTCGATAACATCAAACGCTATGTGATGTATATTAATTGTGCGCATAGTAAGGGCATTCGATTTATCAGAGATGAACTTAAATTCTTCGCCAAGACAAATATACATCTTCAACATGGTAATATATTCAAGAGTATTGTATTATTTAATGCTGATAAATTAACCACGGATGCGCAATCTGCGTTGAGAAGGTGTATAGAACAATTTAGCCATACAACTCGGTTTTTTATAGTTATTGAAAATCAAAATAAATTATTAAAACCTATTTTATCTAGATTTTGCAATATCTTTGTTCGTTTACCAATTATTGATGGTAAAGAGACTAGTCTACATTTATATAAAAAAAAGTTTACACAAGCGAAATATAAAAAATTAAATAATAAACGAAATGATTGGTTAATTAATCAAATTGATAAAAAATCCAATTATACGACGATAGAAAAATGCATTACCTTTTCTACAAAATTGTATGAGAAAGCCTATTCTGCTTTAGATATAATACAAATTATTTATAATAGTTCTAAAATTGAGAATAAGAGAAAATTTGGCATATTAATCTATTTCGACAAAGTTCGGAAAGAATTTAGAAATGAAATATTACTAATATCTTTTGTAATAAATGTAGTATTTATGCGTCCGGAGTTATATTTAGAAAATATAAAAGAAATGTAAATGGATGATTATAATACCTCTGTATTGAGCGAAGCAAAAAATGAATATTCTGCCAATCTTGTAAATATCCTCACACCATTATTAATTCAAGGTTTACAGTCTATATTTAAAGAAGCTTGTTCTTTGTGTAAAGATAATGATGAATATGATAAATATTTAATGACCTTTCAAAATTTTCTTACTAGAGTACCAAAATGGAATCAAGAGCTTATCGATAATGAAACAAAAAGAATTATTCAGCAAAGCAAATGTAATTATTTAGAAGATTTATTGACGTGTGTTCATATTACTCAATTGAAGGTATTAACTAGTATACGAGTCGCTACAAAACAAAAGAAAATTGATATTGATATACCCAAAATATCTGATTTTATTCATAAGGTATACATTAAATGTGCTCGAAAATGTTATAGCAATGTTTACCTATTTGAAACTGATATAGAACCATTAACACAGCAAAAGAATTTTCGGGAATGTGAAACTATTTGTAAAGAATGTATATTAAATACAGTAAGAGAAAGTATGCCTATTGAGAAAATCCTCAGAGCATATATGGATGAAACAACAGAAGAAGAAATAGTAGAAGAAGAAATAGTTGAACCTGTTAAAGTAACAGATGACTCCAATAATTTACAGGAATCGATTTCTGCCGAAGTTAAAGAAGAAATTAAGAAAGCCGCAGACGCAATAAAATCAGGAGTAGATAATACTAAATCGGATGATGCTGCAAAAGTATTCGAAGATAAAAAGGACGGACAGCTTAAATTAGAAATTGAAGAAACTATTAAAGATTTAGAGAATAAATTACAAATCGAAAAAGAAGTTATAACGCCGGTTAAAATAGCGACAGAAGTTCCCGCCGATGTCAAAACGAACACTATAACTTTTAATGACACAGATAGTGTTATTAACTATAATAAAAATTTTTCATCAACTAATAATCCTCCAGCAGAAGATATTGCTGCGCCAAAAACCATCGACAGACTAGAGAAAATTAGTAAAATTCGAAACGACCAAAGAAAACTCGACGAAGCGGAAGAAGACGACGATGATGGGGATAAATTGACTATTTTCAGCGATACACCTTCTTTAAAATTAGATGCTCTAGATGTTCAAGTTTTAGATAATAATTTGTCACTTAAAAAACCACCTCTTTTAACAGGTGTTGAAACTTTGTAATGCGGTAAAATATTAATATGATTCTTTTGACTTATATTAATGAATACATATACATTTGTGGGAGCTTTAGTAATTGCTGGATTATATCTACTAATGCGGTTTTTAGAAATGAGATTTATTCTTAAAGAAAATAAACCGCTAAAAATTTTATTACGAGAGGCTGTTATGGTATATTTATGTGTATTGGGAGGTGATTTCATCATACAACAATTAGAGCCATTAAAAGCCACATTGGGTGCTCCCTCCGTTTTTACAGCTCCTCCTGATTTTTAAATCGAAGATATATATATATGTCAACTTTATATCGTAAACTAATAAAAAAAAAATTAAGAAATATGCCAGTTAAAGCAAGTGAACCAACAGTTAAAATTAAGTTATCAGTAGAAGATAAAATGAAGAAACATGACAGCGAAGTTTTTTTAGTGAAACCGCCTATACAACCATTTGTTTCTAATGATAATGCACTTTTAAAACGCAAAAGGGAGTGGTCAATAAATAAACCAGGAAAAGTAATTGGTTCAACGCAAGAACAATACGACCTGCACGCATAATCCAAACCAATGTTGCAAAAACGCGCTGGGGAGGCAAAAAGAAACGCCGAAAAACTATAAAGAGGAAAAAAAGAAAAACTAGAAAAAATGGCGGTGGAAAAAAACACAAAAGAAAAGAAAGCGCATAAGACGACGAACGCAGTAATTTTATATATCTTTAGAAGTGTCATGATTTATGTGAATTATCAATTCATATTAATCGTTAAATTCAAATTTTAACAATGGACGTCTGCATTACCAGTTTCACTCATGTCAGGCATTTTATCCACATCTACAAATTGGGTTTTTTTACTTACTTTTTTACGGGAAACAATATATTTTTTGAAAAATGGTCCTTCTAATTGTGCTTGGGGTGTATGTTTGTGTACGGTTCGGGCAATCATTTTGTATAACTTAAAATCGGGATACCTTTCGTCGCCATTTTTCTTGTATAATATATTACGACCTTTGTCATCTTTCGTCCATTCTACCATCAATTTTGCCAAATTATCCATTGGGTCAATATCATTTGGGTCCTCTATAAAATAATCAAATAATGAGCATGCTAATCTACATATATCAAAACTCATATTAGGTTCTAATCTTGGCTTTTTCGGATTAAAATAAGGCTCGCAATTATATTGGGTAGCTGCGTCACCTTTTGAATGGTAACTATCACTGCAGATAAAACGACCTTGATATTTATAGATAGCGCGTCCAAAATCAATAATTTTGAATATTTTTCCAAATGTCGGAACTTTATAATATGTTTGATTGTATCGATAATATAAAAATTGCTTTTCTGTTTTTTTAAACATAATATTATTTGTATGCAAATCATTATGAGTGAAATGAAAAACTTTTTGATATATAATTAACATCATGATAATTTGTAATAAACAGGCTCTCCATTCATCGGCATCCAGCTCATTTTCTTCATTTAATAACGAGTCCAGAGTTCCATCTAAACACTCTAAGCATATTACTTGTGTTGGAAAATCAAACAATACACTATTGACTTCTATATCTGAATCAAGGCTAGATATGGTGGAGGATTCTTCTTCTTCGCTACTGTCATCGTTGGAAGAAATACTCTCTTCATTATCTGAGCATTGAGAATGTGTATTTGATGATCGTGAGGAACAAGTCGAATCGGTTTTGCTTGATTGGTTGCGAGGTAAATCAAATTCAAAAACTAGGTCTGGTTGTGTTGGATTACTATTGCTAGAAATATCAGATAAATGAAACACTTCTTTAAAATCTTCATTGTTAACAGAATCAATACTTTTGTTGCTAACATTTTTACCAATGTTTAGTTTTTTCTTATAATTTCTTGTATCAAAATCTACTAACATTCCTATATCAATATTGTCAATTGTGAATTTATCTTCTTGATTTTTATGAAAATATGTTGAATTATGTAAATAATCTATATCATCAGCGGCATTATAAACAAATTTTTGCTGAATTCCAAGAAATGACCCAAAGAAATCTAAACCGTGTGGAAAATAACAATTATGATATAATTGGCTTGTTAAATAAGAAAAGAAACTATCTGCATATGCAGAATTATTTGGGTCAAGTACTTTCTTATGACAAATACTTTCATTGAGTTCGGGTAATGCAATACGTTCTGTTTCCCCTAAATCTTTATATTTTCCTACCATATATTTTACAGGATCCAATAATGGAGAGAATTTAAAAAAACATAATTTATTCTCGTTTTTTCCATTGGCATTCACAATACAATTAAATTTATTGCGTTTATCCGTCTTTGACACATTTGTAATATGATATTTGTGATTCAAGTTAAGATTCTTGTAATTAGAGTCTTTAAGAGAAAAAAATTGTTTGTAAAGTGGAATATAATTTTGCACATTAGAAATTCCTATATCGTTCAGAGAACTAAAAAGAGGGGCATTATCATTTTTTTTATAATATAAGTTAAACATTAGTGTTTATTGATAAAATTTATATTATCTTTAAACTTATTGCGTAAATTCATATTAATTTTAATATAAATGAAAAATAATATGAATTTGGAATTAAAAAAGTTCGATATGAAAAATATCAAATACAAATCGAGTGAGACTCAGGGACCAGTTATCGTTTTAATAGGTCGGCGTGATACAGGAAAATCATTTTTAGTAAAGGATTTGTTGTATCACCATCAAGATATCCCAATAGGAACGGTTATTTCGGGAACAGAAGCTGGAAATGGTTTTTATTCTAACATGGTTCCTAAATTATTTATCCACGATGAATATAATACTGTTATAATTGAGAATATTTTAAAACGGCAAAAAATGGTCATTAAACAAATAAATAAAGAGGTTGCTGCATACGGAAGATGTAATATAGATGGTAGAGCATTTGTTATTCTGGATGATTGTTTATATGATAATAGTTGGGCTCGGGATAAATTGATGCGTCTTCTGTTTATGAATGGTCGTCATTGGAAAATAATGTTAGTTATAACAATGCAATACCCTTTAGGGGTTCCTCCAAATTTAAGAACAAATATAGATTATACTTTTATTCTTCGCGAACCTTATATTAACAATAGAAAACGCATATATGAAAATTATGCCGGCATGTTTCCAACATTTGAGAGCTTTTGTCAAGTAATGGATCAATGTACGGAAAATTTTGAATGTTTGGTAATAGCCAATAATGCTAAATCTAATAAATTAGATGACCAAATATTTTGGTATAAGGCAGATGCGCATCGAGATTTTAAACTCGGTTCTAAGGAATTTTGGGAAATGTCAAAAGATATTGGTTCTGACGACGAGGAGGAAACATTTGATCCCAAAGCACAAAGAAAAGGTCCACGGATAAACGTCAAGAAAAGTCGCTGGTAATTAAACTCTATCTCCTACCTTATCAACTTTACCTCCTCCCAACTCTGCTCTATCAATCAAATTTTGTTTATATAAACTTTTATAGTCAAAGGTGCAATTGTGATTTTCTGAGTATATATGTAAATTGCAAAATCTCTTTTCACATTTACAATCAAATGCCGTGATTGATAACTTTTTCTTACATCCTTTTAATTGACATCTCTTGGGAGTTGTCTTCTTTTTATCTTGGGTATTAGAAGTCTGTGAGGTATTTTCAATAATTTTATTGTCAATAGCTATTGTCATTGGTGGTAATTTATCAGTGAAATTAAGTTTTGGTTTATGGGCATTCATCTTTAATTACAAATAAATATATAATTTTATAAATCAATTTTATAAATCATTTAATCTTCTTTCTTTTCAGTGATTTCCAAATCCACTTTATCTTCTTGTGCGGCTTCTTGTGCGGCTTCTTGCGCTTTGTCAGACTCGCGCGTTCTAACATTAGCTCCTTCAAAAAGTTCCTTTCTAATATCCGCAGAAGATACTTCTCCATTTAATCCTGATTCAGTAGTATTCATATTAGCAACTCCAACTAAATTACCATCACTATCGATATTTTGCGTTAATTTATTGCCACTATCCTGTGCAATTTTAACATTTTCTGCAATAGCCGCACGTTTTGCTTCCCTAACGCGTTTTTCAAATGCAATCTTGGCTTGTGTCTCATTCAAATTTTTTTCACTCATCAATTGATTTAACTCGTCTTCCAAATATTCCACACGACCTGTTTTATACGCCTCTGGATTCCAAGGCATCCACAAACCCACCGGACCTACATAAACATCATGGTTTGGGTCTACCTCTCTAAGCATTCTACATCTTAATTCAGCTTCCTGTTGTGTAGGATATGATCCTCGTATTTTAATTCCACGAGTACTCGTTTGAAAATCAAATGTAGTATTAAAATCTTGTTCTAGAGTTTCTTCTTTAGCATCAACGAAATTTTTGTAATCATCATCAAGTGTAGTTTTGACAAGTTTATCCGATTCTGATTTAGCATATTCTTGAAAATCAACCATAATCTTATCGAAATTCAGATTATATTTAAAAGAAAGAAAGTTTAGAAATTGTGTGAATTTTTCTGTTGATTTAGTAAAATCCCAATGTTTTAGGAATTCTTGAAAGTAAAACAGTTCTTTCTTTTTTAGAATTTTTTCTGGTGACACAAAACTCACACAACAATATTTCTGTCCCGCAATTGGCTTATCTTCCTCCAATAAATCAACATATTTAGGATTATTAACTCCTTTGGACAAAAATTGGCTCTCATAGCTATTTTTATCTGTCATTATATTTTATTTCTAGTCATATTATTTTAAGTTTTTTTTATTACATATATATATTTTTTTCTTGCTGAATTATATAAATGCTCGGACAATTAGGACAAATTTTAGACATTGGCGAACTCGTCAGACGCATCGTTAAATACGTTGTTGAAGGTATCATGGTTGCCATCGCAGCCTACGCAATTCCAAAACGATCCATGAATTTAGATGAGGTTATGCTTATTGCTTTGACCGCTGCTGCAACATTCAGTATTTTAGATACTTATGTTCCAAGCATGGCTGTTTCTGCGCGATCTGGAGCTGGATTTGGAATGGGAGCGAACCTAGTTGGATTCCCTCGTTAAGTTAATATTCATATAATTTTTATTGTAATAAGAATTATATTGTTGGGATAAATTCCCATTGCAATTCTTTACAAATTTTTTTCCAAATATCATCTTGCTCGATACGCTTTACAGGATCCTTTAACATCGGAAAAAAAGATAAGAATTGATTCTCTCCTAGTAGTTCACACATTTTATATAGTACATAATAGTAATTTAAAAAATTCACCCGGTCATCGGGACAATGTTTAGCATAAGGTTTTTGTATATCCATAAAAAGACAGCATAGTGTTTCTTCCAATCGAGGTTTCATAATAGGGGGTTTTATACCTAATTTATCTTTAATAAAAGGAATATGTTCGTAATATTTATTGTATCCTAACTTTTTTAAAATATCTTTCGCCTTTTTATTAGTCATTTGCTCTAACGTTATCCTCTCCTTCTTTATTTGTAATGTAATATTTTTGAGTACCTCATCCGGGATTTGTGTAGTCTCTTTTGCTTGAAATTGAGCCAATATTTCACGAAAATGATTTATGCGCTTATAAGCATAAAAACACACTTCTTTAGGTGGTTCTTTATATGATGGTTTTTCATGTTCTATGATAAAATTAATTTGATGGGAGCAAACTTTGCAAATCATTACACCTTCTGATTCTACTGGGATTAATTCACCGCTGCATTTATCACACACTTCGTGTAAATGAATATAATCATTTATATTCAAAAAGGATTCATCGATATTATTAAGATATTTTTGAGTATTATTTACTTCTTGTTTTTTAGATTTTGTTTCATTCTTTTTATTAAAAAATGAAAACAATACCTTTGTTTTGCTATCATTTCCATCTGCTAGTTCCTTTTTTTTTTCATAATAATCAAATACATATTTGGAATTATCCAGTAAATAATTTTTACGCTCCTTTTCATACTGGTTAATTTGTTTTGCATGTTGTCTAATTTTATCTTTTAATTCTAATGTTTCATCAATTGGTAAATTTTTTGTTTTTAATTTAGTCTTATATTTTTTTCGTTCCTCCTTTAATTTAGGTATTATTGTCTTCTCATTTTTTTTAAACTCTATCATCTTTTCCTGATGTTTACTATCAACAGTGACATTAGATTTTTTTGATATCAATATTTTTTTATTGGCTTTTGGTTTAAAGGACGGCATTATAGTATATTAATCTCTTTTATTTAATTATATATTTTGTTAATGTTCAAATAAAGTTAAATTTAATATTTATCTTTCTCTCCGATATTTAATGGATATTGACAAAGATATCAATAATACTATGCAAATTGATGCTATTAAATTACACAAGATGGCATTTATTTATAATGCTTTAGAAGAAGGGTGGCGGATAAAGAAAAAAAAGGACATGTATATTTTCACAAAAAATCATGAAGGACAGAAAGAAGTTTTTTTAGATAATTATTTAAAACAATTTTTGGAAAATAATTTCGATATAAACAAAATTATAAATCAAATGTAATTAACCAAAATCAATGGTAAAATAATGTTAAATATAACATTATTTTTTTTGTGCCTTATCATAACTTTAATTAAATTAAAATTAAAATGAAAATTTTTTTTTCTTTAGCAATAGTATAACTAATGGGAGGAGGATTAATGCAGCTCGTTGCCTATGGCGCACAAGACGTTTATCTTACAGGTAATCCACAGATTACTTTCTGGAAAGTTACTTACCGCAGACACACCAACTTTGCTATGGAATCAATTGAACAAACATTTAACGGACAAGCCGATTTCGGCCGCAGAGTCCAATGCACTATCTCCAGAAACGGAGACCTTGCATACCGCACCTATCTTCAGGTCACTCTCCCAGAGATTGGTCAAGAAGGATGTTGTGGAACGACACCAGCCACATGTGCTAAAACTTACGCACGCTGGTTAGACTACCCCGGTGAGCAGCTTATCTCAATGGTTGAAGTTGAGATTGGAGGACAGCGCATCGACAGACAGTACGGTGACTGGATGCACATCTGGAACCAGCTTACCCTCACCGCCGAGCAGGAGCGTGGATACAACAAGATGGTTGGACAAACCACCCAACTCACTTACTTGATTGATCCTTCATTTGCTGATGTTGACAGTGCCTGTGCCGCAGCTAATGTCCCAGCAGCAGTATGTGCCCCTCGTAATGCTCTTCCTGAAACTACACTTTACATCCCACTTCAGTTCTGGTTTTGCCGTAACCCTGGACTTGCATTGCCATTGATTGCACTTCAGTACCACGAAGTTAAGATCAATCTTGAGCTTCGCCCATCAGACGAGGTTTTGTTCGCTGTTACCAACCTAACCGAGGGCAGCGCCACCAATGGGCAATCTGTCAAAGACGGGGCCGCATACCAAAAATCTTTGGTTGCTGCATCCCTCTATGTGGACTATGTTTTCCTTGATACCGATGAGCGTAGACGCATGGCACAAAACCCACACGAATATTTGATTGAGCAACTTCAATTCACCGGCGATGAATCTGTTGGGTCTTCATCCAACAAAGTTAAACTCAATTTCAATCACCCGTGTAAAGAGATTATCTTCGTTGTTCAGCCAGACAAAAATGTTGACTACTGTCAGTCATTCTTGAAGGACCAGGACTTGAACCGCGCTCTTGGTGCACAGCCATTCAATTACACTGACGCCCTAGATGCTCTTGTTCCATCGTTTTCAGCATTCTCCGGGTTTGACCAATTGACCATGAATAGCGCGGGCGTTGTCGACACCAATGGCGGATTTATTACATCACGCGGACTCTTCCAAGACCCAGGAGCCGATGGCGCGTCCGTCGTGGGGCTTCAGTGGGGCGAGATTCTCAATAATACTGTCTGCTCTGTTCCCGCACTTTCTGTCCCATTCCCTATTTCCCAAGTTCCAGACTCTAATGTTTCCGATGCAGGCGCATTCGTTCTCGCAGAGACCGCACTTAACATGCACTGTTGGGGACAAAACCCAGTTGTTACTGCCAAGCTTCAGCTTAACGGACAAGACCGCTTCTCTGAGCGTGAAGGAACTTACTTCGACTTGGTGCAGCCATACCAGCACCACACCAGAAACCCAGACACTGGAATCAACGTTTACTCGTTTGCACTTCGCCCAGAAGAGCACCAGCCATCTGGAACTTGCAATTTCTCTCGTATTGACAACGCTACTCTTCAGCTTGTTCTTTCCACCAATGCCATTGGAGGAGATGAAACTGCTAAGGTCCGTGTCTACGCTACCAACTACAATGTCCTTCGCGTCATGAGTGGTATGGGCGGCCTTGCCTATAGTAATTAAGCACATCCCGTTCATTATGTGTTATTTATTTAAATTGATTTAAAGAATATGTTATAATTTATATTATAATATGCTCTCTTCTACTGAAAAAAAACCGTGTAAATGGACAAACGTCAAAGGCAATCCCTGTTCTTGGAGAGCTTTGCCAGATAAAAAATGTTGTAAAAGACATTCGCGATGGGAAGACATTTCCCCCGAAAACTCTGATTTAAAAAAATGTTCTTGTTGTAAAAATTTATTTATTACGACAGAAATCAGAAAAACGTGTGATAAATGTAAAAAATACGCCGAAAAGGACCGAAAGAAAGAAAAAAAAAAAGATAAAAACAAGGATAAGAAAAAATGTGTCGGATTTAATTTGAAAACAAAATTACCATGCAAACATTTCGCGTTAGACAGTGACGATTACTGTGGTGAGCATCAAAAATTAAAAAAATTTACCGAGTTGTCAAAGAACGGTAAAGTTTGTACTAATTGGATAAGAGGTTGTTTCAATATATTGGATGAAAATGATAAATCTGCGTGCAAAGATTGTAAAAAAATGCAGAATGAAAAGGATAGAAAAAGATATAAATTAAAACAAGAAAAGGCAATTTCATACAATTTAGTTATTAAGGAAGATTCAATGTGTATAGTATGTAATTCAATATGCAAAACCGACGAAACCACAAACAAAAAATGTCAACCATGCTATACAGCATATAAAATAGCTCAAAAAAAAAGAAATCCAAAGGACCCATACAATAAACATTTGTGGGAGTGTAAAAGTTCGTCAAAAAAAAGAAATTTGTCTTGGGAATTAACTGACGATACCGCTTTGGAATTATTTAAAGGTTCGTGTCACTATTGCGGACATAGCAAAACACAAAATGGAATTGATCGAAAAAATAATAATTTAGGGTATATTACAGGAAATGTTGTTAGTTGTTGCTCAACATGTAACATGATGAAATATACATTGGGGTACGATGACTTCTTTAAAATTATTAATATTATCTCATTGAGAATGTGTTTTCATTCTAATCATACTGTGAAATTAAATAATTCACCAAACGTTTTATTTAAATGTGCAAAATTCCAACACACATACAATACCTATATCAATAACAGTTGTAAAAATAGAAATTTACTCATGAATTTAAATGAAGAACAATTTTACAGTTTTAAACAAATGGAATGTTATTATTGTGGGTATTTTGGAGAGAATAAAAATTGCGGAATTGACAGGTTGGATTCATCTGTGGATTATACTATAGCCAATTGTATACCTTGCTGCACCACATGTAATTTTGTAAAAAGAGATTTACCTCTCGGAAAATTTAAAACACACGTCAATCAAATATATACGTTTAATTTTGAAAAATAATCCTCAAAAAGTATTAAATAAAACTAATGATGTTATAATATAATGTTCAAAATCTTAATGGATAATTTAATTATCGTAATCCCTTGTCTACTCGTTGTACTATTTTTAATATACAAGAATAAAATACAAGAGTTTAAACCAGTGGAAACCAAAGAACCCTTTATACCTAGCAAGAAATTTATTGGAGAGAATCGAGGCTACGTATTTAAAAATGACAAAAAGGGATTAGGGTATTATATAGATAATACCCTCAACGCAATAAATTATTATAAAAATATATAATATATGGAGTTAGAACAAGTCATTATGGTAGTGCTCATATTAATTATTGTTTATATGCTGGTACAAATGTCACAACAAAAACCACAGGCAGACCGCGTTGTTTATTTACAATCCCCATACATAGGTCGCGGTTTTGGACAAGGACCGATGTGGCGAGGACCTAGACCCGGTCGTAGACGCGGCAGACGGCGATTTTGGTTTTAATTTGATAAAAATTGAATTATATCATAATTGTATATAAATCCCAAAAATGGAATTCCAAACATTGCTCGCAATTTTATCCATACCATTAGCAATATTCCAGATATGGGTAGTTATAAATTCGAAACCATGTAATTTAAACCATATAAGAGCAATTAATGGTTAATTATCAATATGAATTCAACCAAATATCGCAAGATTGTTCTAACTGAGAATTGGGCAGATAACAACTTCATCATGATTAAAGAAAAAGTATCCTGTTTTCCTTGTCCGTATTCTATAAACTTTCAAATATCTCATCCTAAGATTTTATCTGGAGAAGCCTTTTGGGTTGCTCATGATGAACTATGTATTGGATATTATTTGGGAACAAATCCTGATGTATTCAGACCTATATTTTCACATCAACGACAAATATTATTAGATATTGTCCATGATGGCGAAGATGAGTATAATATTAGTAATCCACATTTGAGATATGCAAGAAAAAAATATTTGGTTGGTTTGGATAGGGAAAAAGAAATGCCCATGGATTGTATTGAAATTATTTTATCATTTATTCACACAGCACTTACAATTTACCACGAGTCAAATAATTAAGCAACAACTAAAAATATATTTCTAATTTAATAATATAATGAAAACCGAAAATATTCTCATTATACTTGCATTAGTTGTTGTAATTTTATTATTATTTAGTAATTTCTCTGTGACAAAACCCACACCCATTGTATTTCAAACTCCCTCATTTTTATCTAATTCCTTTGATGATGGACCACAGCCATGTCCTTTCCCTTTTGGATGCAGTGGTAAAGGAAGACCTGGAAGAGGAGGTTGGTTCCCCCGGTCTATAATCGGTGGTGGAAGAAGAATGGGTGGAAGAGGAGGAAGAGGCGGAGGCAGAAGAGGAGGTGGACCTTAAAATATCTAGTATATATAAGATGCCGCGCATTGTGTTACTTACGGATGAACATATAATAGAAGGGGTAATAGGAATGTTATCGCTAATTATGGTATCATACATAATTAGCTATACTATTTCAGCACCCACTTCTATAATATTAGGGATGGCTTTTATCATTTCATGGTATTTTAGAAGAATAGGCGTTAATATATATCGTCATATAAAAAAAAAACGAGGTATTTCCGTTTCACCAATCACGTATGACATAATTTAATAGGAAACGAATTAACACTGCGAATCTACGCATGTTTTAATTAATATTGCCTTCATACTTACTACATAAATTTATGAAAATTGACTTAAATAAAATTATATTATACTGTATATAATATGCAAATCTTCGTAAAAACTCTGACAGGCAAAACTATTACATTAGATGTTGAACCATCTGATACTATTGAAAATATAAAAGTAAAAATTCAAGATAAAGAAGGCATCCCTCCTGACCAGCAAAGGCTTATTTTTGCTGGAAAGCAATTGGAAGACGGCCGAACTTTAACCGATTACAACATTCAAAAGGAAGCCACTCTCCATTTGGTACTCCGACTACGAGGCGGATGTTAAATATTAATACTTACACAAATAACCGATTCATATTATTTACCTCAACTTTATTTGTGCTAGGCATAAATAATGTATCAATAAATCCCTTAAATCTTAGTCGAATACTATATTCCTTTTTCGTATCCATTCTCCCTATTCGTCCCAAAGCTTGAATTAATTTTTCTTGTGTTAAATCTTTCAAATCTTTTCCAATATATCCATGGCAAAATTGATAATTTGTTCCATAAATATAATCAGTTGAAGCAATAATCAAATATAATTGTTGGTTCTGCGCCAAATCCTTCATTATTGCAACATAATCCCGCGAGGTATGCTTAGTAAATACTCCGATACCCATTAATAACAGTACTTTCCAAATGGGCTCAACATCTAATAACATAATCTTTTCTACAGCAGATTCCGGTATATCTGATGTAAAAGACCGCCCCAACCATTCTGATTTATAATATTTTTTAAGATGGTCGAGTGTATTTGGCACAAATTCTTTATCTAACTCTATCTTAACCAGATTACCTCGCAACCCGTCCATTTGTCTTTGCAAATCTTTCTTTTTGGTCTCCATGTCTGTTGGGGTATTTCTGCTCAACTTTTTAGTCTTTTGCGACCTATTTTTGTCCGAACCCTTTTTTTTTGATGATTCTTCCACATTGTCCATAGTAGCCAGTTCTCGGTCAATAATACCAATTTCCTGTCGCAATAAATCATTTGAATAAATAGCTTTCATTATTACATCCAAAACAGCCGCGGGAATAGATGCTAATTTCAGACAAAATTTACCAATTTTTTCCACGTCTTGTGCCATATAAATCGTTGGTCCATCTGTTAAGGTGTATGCGTCAGATGTAGTTAAATTTATAGTTGATTCGTATACAGCACTTCGTTTCTTTTGGAAATGTTCATACACTTTCGAATAATTATCTTTTAAAGCTAATAATAATTTCAAATAATATTGTTTAATACTAATAACATTTATTTCTGCAATTTCTTCAAAATAACTATTAATTTTATATCTATCTGTAAGGTCAACATGTTTATTAACATACATTATAAAACGCGTAACTTCTTTTAGATCAAAATGTCTCAGTAGTGTCTGATAATTTTTAATATGTTTAATGGATTTTTTGAGATTTGAAAAGTCTTCATAAACTAAATGAGGAAGAATTGCGAAACCATTTGTATCCAAAATAGGGATTGTTTTTGCACAGTCGTGGCTGAGAACGCTATCTACATTTCGTGCATTGAATTTACTTACAAAACTTTGAATACACGGTGCAATATCTTCCTGTTTTGGCAATGTTGCAGATGATAATATTATATTCGGAATTAAATTTTCCTGCCAATTTTTTCTCAATATTTCATGATATTTATGTTCCGGATAATCTAAAGTAATGGTTGGTTCGTCCCAATACCAAGTCAATTCATCTGGCGCATTGAATGCTAACATATATCTCATTGCAGGTAAATAAGATTGAATATCAGAGATTATAATTTGAACATTATCCCCCACACTATTATCTACGCGGAAAATACCCCCGGTACGCCTATTTTTAACAACATCTTTTGCTGCGAAATAATGCAATCTAATACCCGCTGGGTCTTGACAACCAAATGCAACAGCTATCTTAATATTCAATGCTATACAAGATTTCGCCAATTGTAAACCAATATGCTTTGCCGCGCATACAAATATGATTCTTCGTTTTTTAGGTATGGATTTTAATTCATCTTTTAATTTGTTAATTTTGTTGTTAATCGACTCTGCTTTATCAGGGTCCATTTGGGATAGTAAAATAGATGATTCCATTATTTTTTCATTTAAATTTTTCTTGATTCTATCTGCATCAGAGTCATGTGGAGAAACTAAACCTATTGGGGTTAATGTTTTTCCCATCCCTGTTGGGGCTTGGTATAAATATAATTTAGGACCAGGAACTTTACACAATGTCATTAGGCGTTTTTGATGTTCATATAATTTTGTATCGCGGTACTTATGAACATCTTTATTTTGCTCAATAAGTTCAAACGCATATTTGATTAATTGTTCTTTTTTAATTTGAGATTTAAAATGACCAAGAACAGTATGTATCAACTCTGCTACATACGGATTTATATTACGTATTTCATACTTCAATATTTGACCAAGAGTATAGTATGAATAATATGTATTCTTATCATCGGGGGATTTTTTATTACACTTTAAGAATTGTTTCAATATTGATAATAACACAAATTCCACAATCTGTTTGTGCATTGAATCTATTTTTTTATCTACATTGGATATTCGAATTAATTCGCGCCTTTTCAATAATTTTATTTTCTTCTTCTTCTTCTCTGGGAAAATACCCACCAAATATTTCTTTTTAAGAGCATCCATGTCTTTTTTAAAATATTTTTCGTAGAAATATTCGTGATGCATATCGCTATTCTCTGAAATTTTAATAAAATTTATTAAACTTTGAGTATCATTAAACAGGATATTAATATTATCATATCCATCATGAATCATCTCCAAAATTCGTTGTTCCTCCTTCGAAACAGGCCTTTCTAAGGCGTCCCATTCTTCTCCACTGAGTTTTTGTTGACTTAAGTCCATATATATAGTTTATGTATAATATTAATCAACTAATATCTCTATAATCAATTTTTTAATAAGCTTATTTTACTAAATTGAAAACGACTTAAATTATAAATTATTTAGATAATACAAAATGGTATACATATTTAGCATCGAAGGCAATATAGGATCAGGAAAATCGACATTAGTCAGAGTTCTTAGTAAAAATTTACACCGTGTGGCTCACACACCAGTTGTCTATGTCCAAGAACCGGTGTCTGAATGGGATAATATTAAAGACCATGATGGGAAAACAATATTAGAAAAATTTTATGCAGATCAACCCAAGTACGCTTTTTCGTTTCAAATGATGGCATATATTTCAAGATTATCACTATTAAAACGAGTCATTAAAGAGAACCCAACGGCTATTTTAATTACAGAACGCTCCGTCTTTACAGATAAAGAAGTATTTGCAAAAATGTTATATGATGAAGGTAAAATAGAGGAAGTAAACTACCAAATATATTTGAAATGGTTTGATGAGTTCATCGAAGATATCCCTATAACTGGGTTAATTTATATAAATACTACACCTGAAAAAAGCAAAGAACGAGTTGATATTAGAGCTCGTCCCGGAGAGAATATACCATTAGAGTATTTAAAACAATGTCATAACTATCATGCTGGATGGATTAATAATTTTAAAAAACCAGTATCCCTTTTCGATGGTAACATTGATTTTATAGATTCGCTTGATATACAATCATTAAATAAAATTAATAGTTTTATATTGAACCACATTGAACCAAAAACACATTATGCTACCGATCCATATATGTACACCAAGTGCACATCCTAAATTTATTATCACATAATTATATATAAATGATAATTAAAACAGTTCTCTCAAATATGATACCAATATTAACAACGATAGGTATTATTTTTATTTTAACGGATAAAACCCCCGGCCATTTACAAAAAAACTTATTACGTTGGGTAGCAGGAGCGGCTCTATTATACGGAGGCTTGATACATGTTTTAATGCCCGAAACGGCTGCTTCAGAGATTGGTTGGAAAACTTCACCGTTTCAAAAAGAAGTGGGTTACTATGATATATTTGTTGGTCTAACTTGTATTCTAGGTTCTACAAAATTTGGAAAGAAATTTGCTCCTGGTGCCATATTAATATATAGCGGATTTGCTTTTGCTGCTGGTATAAATCATTTATACGAATTTATTCATAAGGGTAATACTAGTAAAAATAACACCGGTTTTGTTTTGTGGTCTGATTTATTGACACCGCTTGCGTTAATGTATACATTATTACCCTAATCTACGTTTTCTAACAATAATCTATTTTGCAAAACAGACTCTGCTCTATATTTTAGTATATCCAATTCATCACTAGTTGTAGGAAATTCATCTTTTCCGTAAATATCCTGCAATAATAACCACTCAAATAAGCCACCCGTGTATACAAACACGGAACCACACCCTAATGTTAATAATTGTTCGTACTTTTTAAAAATGCTTTCGTCATTCGCATTTTTACCATAAATAATTATATGAATTTTATTGTTTAAATGCTTGTTAATAATAGCCTCTTCATCTTTTATTGCAATTGTATCAGGTATCAAACAATTTTGCTCCGTAATAGTTAATGTATTAATCAATACATAGTTCCTTTTTTTATGCTTAATCACAAATTGTATATCTTCAAATCCTACTTTTCTGATTGACATCTTATTTCCCATAAAAAAGTTTATTATAAAAGTAATTGATTTTGTCTTTATTATTTTATCTAATTACTGTTCTTAATTGAGTTTTCCCGTCGGAAATCCTTCTTTTGCAATTGCTTGCATATTTCGCATAGCACACGCAAAACTAGTACCACTATGTGGATTATCAAGATTGCATCCTGTAAGTTATCTGAAATTTAATCAAACTTCACTACTATTTCAACTTCTTCCTTGCGAATGCTTTTTGTGGCTGAACAAGATAATTCTTGTCTTTTCTTTCTTGTTTTTATTTTTTTTTTAATAACACGGTTTTTGGATGTGGAATTTCGTCTGTTCATATCGTTCTCTATTTCGTCTAAATGTTCTCTTATATAATCCAAAATCTTATTCTCTAGTGCCCATTTGAAGAAATTTAGTTGACCAATAGTTGTCTGAATATGCAATTCATTTTTATAAGGAATAACAATTCTATCCCAGCGACAAAATGGGTCAAATCGTTTTTTAGAATACGCTTTTAATTTTAATTTATAATCAATATATACTTTAAACCTTTTAACTCGACCGTGTTTATCTTTCAAATCGTATCCAATAAATTTAGCTTTTGCGTAATTTGTTACAAACCAATCTATTAATCTTAAAGACTCCCTAGAATGACCATTAATTATCGATAAAATTTTACTTAAATTATCATCGCTACCATAATACTGCAACAATGTATTTAATAATAGATTATTCTGCGTAGCATATTGTGTATTATTCATTTATATATATATGAATTGTGCCTCTGAGCTTTAAATACTTATTATTCATCACCTTTAATATTGCTGTCTTTTGGTCGTAAGAATTCGTCCTGGACTTGTAAATCATCCAGATAATTATGGTCTGATAAAAATGGATTAATACTTGTCTGTATTAACATCTCTCTTTGACTAAGGCGTTCGCTATTTAATTCACGGTCATTCTGTCGTCGGTTTTCTATTTTTTCGTCCAATGGTGCAGCATTTTCTTGTATTTTAGCTTGTTTATTTGTTTCTCGGAGAGATTTTTTCATTATTCCTCCATTTCCCCATACCCAATAAATATATTTTTGAGACATATAAAAATAAATATATTTATATTTTTTTAATCAATCTCATTTGTTTTGTGAATAAAAATTTATCATCATTTAAACATCTTCTCTCCAAATTACACTTCAAACAACAGATAACTACATTGTCAATAGTATGACCCATTTCATTATTCAACCTATCTAATGTCCATTGTATAGGTTCCCTGCTATTTTCGTATAAAAGAAGAACTTTTTTTTTACAATAATAACATTTCAACTTCGATATCACCAATTTTTCTAGCAATTCTGATTCTTGAATAAAATCAGAAGAATACTTATTTTTCTTTGTATCTTGATGCTTGTAGCTATTTAACTTTCTAAGTATTTCACGCTTTGCACATACAGAACCTACAAATGTTTGCTCCAGATATAATTGATTTATAATAGGAATATGATTATCCATATTTAACAAATAATCCTTATTATTCCATTTTTTAACAATTTTTCGTTCTTGTTTTTTAATTGTCTTGATAATAATTTTTTTATGCATATATATTAATGACGCCAGATAATTATTCGCAAAATATCGTAAATATTCATCATGAAAAAAAAAATCAAATAAATGTTGATATTAAAAAAACAGTTGTTGGATTTATTTTATTTTTTATTACTTTTGTTATTTTAATTCCTGTTATATTGTTTAAAAGTCAAATCTATGGTATTTTGGAAGCATATATGCCAAATATAGATCTTATAGCAACCGTAATTTCTTGGCATGGTGGTCCTTTAAAAGTATGGGAACATTTATACCCACCAACCCCAGTAACTATGTATGGGTTCTCTTCACAAACTATAATTAATTACATGGCGTTATTAGGTCTAACATATATTATAACTCGCGAAACACAGCGTTCTGGTAGTATGGCGAGGGGATGGTCAATGGCGTTTATCATGTTATTAATGACATATCTTTTGCCGGGACAATTTATATCATGGATAATGGACAAAACCAATGACTTAATATCCAATTATTTCAAATTTAATTTTATCAGTAGTGAGTCAATTGTTGTTATTATGGGTTTTTTCATTGTAGCAACAATCATTGCAAGCGAAGCATACATTCTTCATAACTTTAAAAAAAACCTTGAACTCATGGCTAAAAAAATAATGACTATTCCTAACTTGTTAAAAAAAATAATATAAACCGATGCCTTTATATTAATATATCAATGAGTGAAGAATGCCAAGAACTTAAAAATATAAAATACCAAACAATGCTGTTAAATAATAATTCCAAAATTATTTCAACTAAAGCAAACTCTGATAATTTGGATGATTTTTTAACAAAAGAAAAAGCTCAAAATAAAAATAAACCTTGGAGCAAATTGGGTCGGTCCACAAAACTTAAAAAAATAACCCATTTTGTAACACATTTTGCAACTGAGAAAAATTTAACAATCCCTGATAAAAAAAGATTACATACATATCTTAATGACTCCCTTGATAGAAAAAAACTACAACGTGTTAAAGATGTAAATTATGATGTTAAAACCTGTCGTATTAAAGCTATTCCTGGTTTGACATTTAATAAGATTAAACAAAAATTTACAATGCGCCGTGTGGATAAAAAAAAATCAACATTAAAAGGGTTGGCACCAAAGCGAAATAAAAATAAAATTGATATAAAAGAAAACTTATAAATAATAGTAATATACAAAATGAATGAATTACCTTCTTTGACAAATATTATTCATTCTTTATCTGTTCCAAAACAAATTCAAGAAGCAGATATAGACGAGCTAAGAGAGAGTGTTTATTTGATTATAGACGACTTTATAAGCAATAATATCGAAGAATATCGTTATAAAGATTTTACACATAGACTATTTGAACATACGTATCATATATTAGAAGTTCTTCATGACAATACAAATTTGCTTATCGAATTAAATTTGTCGGAGTTGATAGACGAGGGTATTTATAGTTATTTTGAATTCTATGGTATAAAACGTTCCGAAACGACCAAAATCACCACACCTAAAAACAAAAGACCATACTCTCAAATCTTAAAAAATATCAAGAAAAAAGACACACATGAACAAGGCACTATTGAGTGGTTTAATTTCCGGTGGAATCATATTACTGCTAGTAGTGCTTGGAAAGCGTTGGAACACGACTCTACAAAAAACCAAATCATACTGGATAAATGCAAACCTATTAATAGTACAAAATATTCCAAAATAAATATTACCTCGGCAATGCATCATGGTCATAAATTTGAACCCCTGTCTATATTGATTTATGAGCATTTATACGATACTGAAATAGGTGATTATGGGTGTATCGAAAATGAGGACCATCCGCATCTTGCGGCATCACCTGATGGCATTAATGTAAAATTAGATAATCCACGATATGGGCGTGCTTTGGAGATAAAAAATCCGACAACGAGGGAAATATGCGGCATTCCAAAAAAGGAATATTGGATTCAGATGCAACTGCAAATGGAATGTTTGAATTTAGACGAGTGTGATTTTCTAGAAACTTCATTTAAACAATATGAAACAGAAGAAGAATACTTGGCAGATGGAGAATTCAATAAAACCGCCGATGGTAATAGAAAAAACATTATAATATGTTTCAATGATGGTTCAAAACCAATATATAAATATACACCACTAAATATTTCTACGTTTTCACAATATGAAATATGGCGTGATGAAACAGTAGATGCCAATCCAAAGTTAACATGGATTGAAGACACATATTGTTATTTAAAAACCATATCGTGTGTATTGGTACGTAGAAATAAATTATGGTTTAATGCTATAAAACATAAATTCAAAGAAGTATGGGACATAATTTTAAAAGAACGAGAAGATGGATATGAACATAGAAAACCAAAAAAGCGCGTTAAGAAAGGTCCAACATTAGCAATTACAACCCCGCCGCTCAAACCTGCACCGAACACTGCGAATTTCAAAATTGATACTCAAACATTGAAATCTTTTGCTTTAGAAATATAATTATTTACCACAATAGTAATTTACTCGATTACAATGTTCTTTGGGAGGAACAATTGGGGCGTGATCGCAATGTCTTAACTTATATAATCCACCACACATATCAGAGGGCATGGTCAAACCATTACAGGGCGAGTCCCAATATCTTTTATTATTTGTAATTTGTGCGTAAGAACCAACCGCGAACGTTGGATATAATGTATATGCTCTTTCCATATCTAAATCGGATAATCCAGGGTTATTTTTCATTTGATATGTTGGATATAATAAACCTTTTGTATCACTATCGGGATATACACCGGGTGTTAAATTTAAAAATCCTTCCTTTTTATTTAGAATAACAGAGATGCCTAAAACAGCTAATACAGCTATCATTACTTTTAAACATAAATCTTTCTTCATATATAGATAACAAATATAATATATTACATTATGTCGTCTTTATTAGATAAAGCAAAGAAAACCAAAAGAAAGAAAACCAAAAGAAAACGCAAAAAGAGAAGAAAAACTCGTAGAAGATAATTTTATAAGTATTGTAAAATATAATATTTATAGAATAATTATTTAAAATTTTCCCGATATACAAGAATAAGAATGAATAATGAAGATTGTGTACTAAAACGAAATGGCAAAAAAGAAAATATTTCTTTCGATAAAATCCTTACTCGTGTGAAAAAACTAGGTGGTAATGATTTATCGGTGAACTACACCTCGCTTGTTCAAAAAATTATTGATCGCTTATATGACGAGATTCCGACTACTCAAATTGACGAATTAACAGCACAGCAGTGCGCATCGCTTATTACTACACACGGCGATTACGGCGAACTCGCAAGTAGGATTCTGGTTTCAAATCATCATAAAAATACACCAAAAACCTTCCATGAAACAATGTCAAAATTATATCATTTTAAGGATATTAATGATAGACAATACCCACTTATTTCTAATGAATTATGGGATATTGTAGATAATAATAAAGATGAGTTAGAAAATATTATCAATTATGAACGAGACTATTTAATCGATTATTTCGGTTTTAAAACATTGGAAAGAGCCTATTTAATGCGTGTTAATAAGAAAATAGTAGAAAGACCACAGCATATGTGGCTAAGAGTTGCATTGGGTATTTGGGGTAATAATTTTACGAAGGTTAAAACTACATATGACGCGATGAGTCAAAAATATTTCACACACGCGACCCCTACTCTTTTCAATTCCGGTACTCCCCGAAGTCAGCTATCTTCGTGTTATTTATTGGCTATGAAAGATGACAGTATTTCTGGTATTTATGAAACTCTATCCGATTGTGCGAAAATCAGTAAATGGGCGGGTGGAATTGGTTTACATATTCACAATGTAAGAGCTTCGGGTTCACACATACGAGGAACAAACGGTAATTCCAATGGGATAGTCCCGATGCTCAGAGTATTTAATAATACTGCGCGCTACGTTGATCAATGTATAACCCCAGAAACGATTATTTACACCACAAATGGACCAATGGAAATCCAACACTGTGTTGCGGGAGATACTAAAATATTTACAACGGATGGTTGTGAAACAATCAATAATGTACTCGAACATTCTTATACTGGAGATACATTGATTATTAATTCAATGCATTCATTCACACCACTCACAATTACACCAGAACACCCGGTGTATTGTCTTAAAAATCAATCAAAAGGATTAAACTATTCGGTAATCAAGAACAGAATTATTAAGCAAATCATAAAACCGGAATGGACGGACGCCAAAGATTTAACTACAGATGACATGCTTATATTTACAAAACCAAAATATGAAAAGGACGATATGCAACTAACCCAGGAAGACTGTTACATGTACGGGTTATTATTGGGAGACGGTTCTATGAACAATTCGTCCACCAGTTGTTATGTATCATTACATTCGACAAATAAACGGGCTAACCTAGATTTCATAAAAGAGTATTTGGTCAAAAAGTGTGTCAAATATTTTATAAATACTGAAAACAATACCTCCAGAATACGATGGGATAAAAGTCTAGCGTTACCATTTAGATATGCTACTCTTTACAACGAGAACAAAGAAAAATATATTCATGCGAAGTGGTTAAATCTTCCAATAGAAAAGATTAAATATATCATAAAGGGCTTAATTGACAGCGATGGTTGTATTACAAATGAAATTGTATTTGATACCACATCTATTAAATTGGTAGAATCGTTAAGATATTTATTACTGAGAATGGGCATACCCACCGGTGGTTACGTCCGTGATAGAATTGGTGAAAAACACGAAACAAGATATGGAGACACCATTGAAAATAAAAAAATATCGTATTGTTTAAGAATTCCAAAAACAAAGAATATTGCCGACCTCTTTTCGATTGAAAAGGGACAGTTTCATAAATTTTTTGAGCATGATAATCTTATTTACACGCGTATATCGGATATTAAACAGTCCACTTATGAAGGAACGCTGTATGATTTACAGCTTATAAAAACGCATAATTATTTGATTCATAATGGTGTTGTCCACAATGGTGGCGGAAAGCGGAATGGTTCATTTGCTATCTACATCGAGCCCTGGCACGGGGATATTATGGCATTTTTAGATATGAAGAAAAATCACGGCGACGAGGAGCAAAGAGCAAGAGACTTATTTTATGCATTATGGATACCGGATGAATTCATGCGCAGAGTTAAAAATGATGAAATGTGGACCTTAATGTGTCCTGACCAATGTAAAGGGTTAAGTGATGCTTATGGAGAGGATTTCGACAATTTATATAAACGTTATGAAAGCGAAGGTAAAGGCTTGCGACAAGTGAAAGCGCGAGAAGTGTGGTTTAAAATTCTTGATTCACAAATGGAAACAGGGACACCATATATGCTTTATAAAGACGCGTGTAATAAAAAAAGCAACCAACAAAATCTTGGCACCATAAAGAGCTCAAATTTATGTGTAGCACCAGAAACATTAATTTTAACAGATAAAGGACATATAGAAATACAAACTCTTAGAAATAAAACCGTAAATGTATGGAATGGTAAGGAATTTAGTGAAACAACTATTAAACAGACAAGTGATAATTCGGAATTGATTACGATTGAATTTTCAGATGGTTCACAATTAACATGCACAAAATATCATAAATTCTATATTCAAACAAAATACCCAACATCAAATATGAAACAGGATATTATTAATAGCAAAAATGTAAGTATAGTAGAAGCGCAAAATCTAAAACCAGATATGAAACTTATTAAATGTGAATATCCAATTATTGATAACAAAAAGAAGTTGAAATATGCTTATACTAATGGCATTTTTAGTGCTGACGGAACCTATACTAATATAACCGATAATGAAGAAAGAAAATGCAACTTTAAATCTTTAGAAGGAAAATCATATTGTAAAAGACACATTGATTATCAGATAAATAATGAAATTAGTGAATATTGTTGTGGTATTTCTTATGCGAAAAAACCACACATTTCGCTATATGGTGAAAAAATTAAATTATTAGAATATTTAGATTATCGCTCCGTTGGAGCAGAAATAAATAACAAATTAAACTGTACTTTACCCGTTGATTTAAAAGATAAATTTTTTGTTCCTTCCAATTATTCATTAAAAAGTAAATTAGATTGGTTTGCTGGATATTGTGATGGTGATGGTTCTATAGCAAAAAATGACACAAACCAAGCAATGCAAATTTCGTGTATTCACAAAGAATTCCTTTTAAAAATAAAATTAATGTTGCAAACTTGTGGTATTTCCAGCAAAGTAACATTAAATATGAATGAAATATCTTCTTATTTGCCCGATGGAAAAGGCGGGATGGATTATTATGAATCAAAAAAACTATGGCGATTATTAATTGGGTCAAATGATTTACAAAAATTAATACAATTGGGATTTTCACCAAAACGATTAATTATTAATGGGCACAAACCTCAAAGAAATGCTGTGCAATTTATCAAAATCACTCATATAGAAGACAATGGTAGACAAGATAAAACATTTTGCTTTACAGAAAAAAAAAGAAATGCCGGTATTTTTAATGGTATAATAACATCACAATGTACGGAAATCATTGAATACTCTAATGCCGACCAAACAGCCGTTTGTAATTTAGCCAGTATTGGTTTACCCAAATTTATTAAAAAGAAAGAAACTGGTTGGGATTCAGTAAAAATTTACACAAAAGCCGATTGCATTTACTGTAAAATGGCAAAAAAAATGTTAGATAAAAACGATATTAAATATGAAGTATTGGAAGTCATTTCGGGAGAGATGGATAGTTTTAAACATCTCTTTAATTGCACATATGAGATTAACCCCACAACTTTTCCGCAAATTATAGTGAATAAAAAATATCTTGGACCTTATGATGAATTGGTTAAACATTTGCGTTCAGAATTCGATTATGAAAAGCTACACGAAATCACGAAAATTATAACAGATAATTTAAATAAGGTTATAGACGTAAATTTTTATCCTACTGAAAAAACTAGGCGTTCGAATATGCTCCATCGCCCCATAGGCATTGGTGTTCAGGGTTTTGCTGATGCGCTAGCATTAATGGATATCCCATTTCATTCTGATATGGCCAAAGAGGTAAATATAAAGATATTTGAAACCATTTATCATGCAGCTTTGGAGAGAAGCAATGAAATCGCGCAAGAACGATTGTTGGATATTAATTATATTCATGCCAAAATGGAAAATTTTAATGGTAAAACCGATATTCATTCGCACAAAATATTAAGTACTTCTGATGTATTAGCAGCTGCACACAACACTATGTTAACAGTTGACAATAAAGTAATTGAATTAATTAAAACTACTGAACTTAAAAAAGCAGAACTCATACAATGCAACCAACATCCAAACTTAGCTGGTTCATATAGTAGTTTTTCCGATAGTCCCGCTGCATCAGGAATTCTCCAATTTGATATGTGGGATGTTAACCCTAGTAACAGGTATGATTGGCAATCTCTCAAAAATAACATTATTAAATTTGGTTTAAGAAATTCGTTATTGGTTGCGCCAATGCCAACCGCTTCAACCAGTCAAATTTTGGGAAATAACGAATGTTTTGAGCCGTTTACCAGTAATATTTATGTTAGACGCACAATAGCTGGTGAATTTGTTATAGTAAATAAGCATCTAATGAGCGAATTAATTGCACTTGATAAATGGGATGATGAGGTTAAGAATAGTATTATTGCAAACGGTGGTTCTGTTCAACAACTAGATTTACCAAAAACAATAAAAGAAAAATACAAAATTGTTTGGGAAATTCCAATGAAACATGTATTGGAGATGGCCAAAGATAGAGGTGCGTATATTTGTCAAAGTCAAAGCACTAATTTATGGATGAAAGACCCTGATTATAAAAAATTAACGGCAATGCATATGTTCGCTTGGAGCTGTGGTTTAAAAACGGGTATCTACTATCTTAGAACAAAAGCAAAAGCAGCTCCGCAGCAATTTACTATTGAACCAACAGATATTAAAATAAACTTGGATGATGAAGAAGAATGTTTGATGTGTGGAGCTTAAATTTATTCTCCCAGTAATATATAATGACTAAGACAAGTGATTTAGAAAAACGCGTTGCAAAACTTGAAAAAGAGATAGCGACTTTAATGAAGACGCACGCAGAACATGACGCAAAACCCCAAGCTACTGCAATGGATCTTGCTAGACCGTCGGGAAAAACACAGAAACACAGTAAACGCGTAAAAAAACATACGCCAGAAAAAACAAAGAAAAAAAGAAAAATTAACGAATACTTCAAAATGATGCTCGACGCTAAAAAAGCTGGGAAACCGTCCTTTGTATACAAAGGACACACCTATAAAGGAACCAAACATCCGCGTTTAGGGATGATTTACAAAAAAGGATAAAAGAGATAATATAATTTAATATGTAAATTCTATTATCAATAATCTTAAAGGCCGCAAAATGTTTTACAATAGCTGGCGAATTGAGGATTCGTTTCCATTGGGTCCGAATTATAAGCTAATGCATAAAAGCATCTAAAACATACCAAGACATCGATTAAAGAATTGTGTAAATTTTCCGGGGTAGCGTTGAATAAATGTTTATGCAATTCTATTAATTTAGGATATTTATATTCCATTTTTTTAGTAAAAGGGTTTTCCTTCTCAATACGACATTCGTTGCGTCCACGCATCATTGTACAGAATGATATTTTCCTGTAATCTGATAATCTCTTATGTTTATTACGGATACATTCAACTTCAACCATTGTTTTATCAAATTCTATATTATGACCAATCAAATATGTGCATGAACTCACATCGCGCATAAATGAATCCAACACAGTATCAATCGGTTCTCCTTCTTCAAGCATTCGCTCGTTTGTTATTCCATGAATGTCAATTGTTTTTTGAGGAATTCGTATATTATTTGGCAAACGAATAATTTTATCCTTTAATGCTTCAACCTTATTGGTGCCACTATCAAATACTAACCAACTCAATTGAACCACATAAGGAAATAAGTATGTTTCTTCAGGGCTGGCATGTTTTCTTTTAGGTAAACCAGTTGTTTCAGTATCAAATACTAAGAATTTCATGTTTATTACTTATTATAAAAAGGATTTTTTATAAATCAATTTTAACTCTATAACTTATATTCACAGCATATACCGAAAGTCTTGCGATGCCATTTAGTAATCCCGTGTTGTTTAATCCCTTCAATATGCTGCGCGGTTCCATAACCTTTATTGCTAGCCAATCCATATAATGTGTTTAAATTTTCGTGCTTATCGCACAATTCGCGTATATATTTGTCTCGTGATACTTTAGCTAAAATAGACGCTGCTGCTATTGAACTATAAGTATCATCTCCTTTTTCAATGCATACATGACTAACTGTCTCATTTTCAAAAGTATAAGGGGTAAAATAACTCCCATCAACCAGTATCATTTCTGGTCTCACTTGTAAACTATCCAATGCTTTATGCATAGCACCAAAAGTCGCATTAAAGATATTTACTTCATCTATTTGAAGTTCATCAAAATAACCCACAGACCAATCAACCGCATTCTCCTTAATATAATCGAACGCTTGCAATCTTTTTCTTTCGGATAATTTTTTACTATCTCTCATCAATGAATGATCGAAGTCTTCTGGAGGTAAAATAGCCGCACCAACATAAACTCTTCCAAATAATGGACCTCTGCCTGCTTCATCTAAACCAACTTCTAAACTATCTTCAGCATAAAAGCTTTTCAAAATTTTACGTGATTTTCGCACACCGTTTGAACTCATTTTTGATATAATTATACATTTTTACATTTATATCAATTTAATTAACGGCATTTGACATTGTGTCTTAACATATACACTCCACCCGCACATCCACGCGAACGGGGTGCTTGTGGAATAAGTAAGTGTCTAGGATTGGATGCAGTACCATTACTTGCACAACTAGATATACCATTTGCGTCCCAAACTTTCACTTTGCCGGTTAGGTTACCATTTGCATCAACACATCCAACTCTTGCGTTGCAATTCACACGATTTTTAATGTAACGCGAAATCCAGGACGGGCGTCCTGCACCTGTAACACATCCTTGCATTTTAAGTCCGGGTTGGTTTCTGTTAACCGATCCTGTGCGTTGTCTAGCTCTTCCGTAATATCTTACCATTATATAATTGTAAAAGAAAAAAATTTACGAACAACATTTAGTTTTACTATTCGGGTTCTGACAAGTACCTAAACAAGCATTTCTAGGATGATTTTTTGTCATTGTTATTGTACAACAAGCACAATTCGTCTGTACATTTTTACATGTTGCATTAACAGTTGGCCATTGTGTAGCACTTCTGGGCTTAATAGCCGATGGTGTATATCCAGGTGCCATTTGATTTCTATTTTCAACTCTTCTAGTAATAGCTCGTTTTATAGTGCTAGATCTTGATCCAATACCTCCTAAAGCTAGGGATCTTTTTATACCTTTGTTTGGTGTGAAAGAACAGAGTCCTTGTTTACATCCTATCGGCCGTATCCCGAAAGGTTGAATAGCAGGACCACAACAATAAGATTTATTACAGGCATCAGTTGTATCACAAGGCGGTGGATTCAAATTTTTTTTGAAACTGCTACTAGTAGCAAAGATATGAAAACCGTTCCTAGCTCTTCCATGTGTTTGTGCTGGCATATATGATATACGGAGAGATTTATTCTTAAATATTTCTTGATTTTTTCTAACTCATTATATATAATGAAATTCGACAAATCAATATTATTTTTTATCATATTAGCAGTTGCATTATTATCCACATTGGGAATGAATATTAAGGAAGGATTGGAACCCGAATCTAAGACAGGGACGAGAGAAAAATACAGGGACGAGATGGCTCGCCGCTCCGGCGCCGGAGCTAATGCTGGAACAGATACAATAGACTCTATAGAAGCACTATCTCCAACAAATTATGATAATGATGATGACAGTACTTATAACAAATATTGGTCAGAAAGACGGGGCGTTAGACGAGTAGATATTCAAGATGGCGATGAAGATTTATATGTTCTAAAATCTTCTATTGTGCCTCCCGTATGTCCTAAATGTCCGCAACGATCGGCTTGTCCCAGACAAGAACCTTGTCCCCCATGTCCGGCTTGCGCAAGATGCCCCGAACCAGCTTTTACATGCAAAAAAGTACCAAACTATAATTCAATGAATAATCAATATTTACCACTTCCTTGGTTATCACAGGCTCAATCTTAGAAACAACAACTTGAAGGTATTTTAAGCTTGCCTATTTTATATGGTTTCCATAATTCTTTAGCATGAGTTGAATGCCATTTGAAAATTTCATTGACATCTGTTCCTGCTTTAGATAGAATAGCAAATTCTCCGCCTGGATGATGCGTAATGAATTTAGTAACATCATATACATTATTATTTGAAATAATCCAACAACTCTCTTTAGTGTTATTCTCACTAACTTCTTCAACTGTATAAAATGTCATTTTTATTATTAAAAAACATTTTATATTTAGACGATTTGTCTTTTTATAAGACATTTTTTATCCATCTGGAAACTTTTACCACCTTTTGATTTGGGCACGATTTTAACAATACATTTTGATTTCGCACCATACAACGGTTCAGTGCAACCTCGTTCCTTCGTTTTTTTAGTCTTATTAACCGCCGCTTGTATTTTACTTGTTGAAAATTTCTTATCATCTGTACATCTTGATCTAAAATGTTCATATCTTTCGCGGATATCACAATATCGTAATCCGGATTTTTTCCCTAACATTGTATTTACTAATTCATGCAACTTAAATACCCAACGCGAAAATGTTCTTCTATTTTTCATTGTGGCATTGGTTAAGGGCAAGGCTTTAAAGTTTTTTTTTAAATTATCCCTACAATGCCGACACGGCAAAACATAACGCATACTGAATATAAAATTTTTATAATGTTTTTTATCTGCCGGAGTTGGTTTAACGGGATAATTAAAACTCATGGTATGGAGGTAATGCCACAAAGGTGGTCCCCATACAGATGTTACCATACCATCACTGCTCTGATAATTTTTTTTTGTATATATACTCCTTTTATGTTTCTTTTGTTTTCTGGTTTTAGACATTAATATATTAAAGTCAGAAAAAAAGATTTACGAATTAATTATGGACATTAATTCGTCGTTAAAATTTATATCATTGTCAATATTTACATTGAATTTAATCTTCCATAACGCACAATATAAATCTTTTTCATTGTGATATTTAGAAATATTAAGATATACTAATTTTCCTTGATAGTTTCGTATCCACATCTTATTTTATACATATCATTACTACTTTATATTCGTTTGAAATAATCTTACAAGTTTCTCTATCTTTATATAAAATGAGTGAAATGATGACAAATGCAAAACATACTGTAATGCAAGCCGTAACAAATAAAAAATTTTTAATCATTATATTCCTTTTGACCTTGTTTATTGCTTTGGCGTTTTGGGTATATACAACTTATATAGCTCCTAAACTAAATCCTGAATATAAAGATAATAAAGAATTTATTGGTGATGGTGGCGAAGATGCTGTAACAAATGCGAACATTTACGCATTCTATACTGATTGGTGTCCTCACTGCAAAACAAATATTATATCTGCTGATTCAGGTTGGAAAAAAACAATGGATAAATATAATGGACAAAAAATTAATGGAGTTACGGTAACATTTGTAGAAGTAAATGGAGAGAAAGAAGATAGTACTTTGCAAAATTTTGAATCAGACCATAGTGTAAATATCACTGGGTTTCCAACAATTTATTTGGTTAAAGGAAATAGCGTTATTGAATTCGATTCAGATATTACGCAAGATAATTTAACTAATTTTTTAAACACTGCTCTTTAGATTTATAAGAAAGAAATAATTTTGCACATTCGCGACCTTTATTTATATACGATTGTCGCAGAGCTTTATCATTTATAATTTTCGCCCCTACATCCATATTCATATCATCGCATGGTACTATAACTTCATTTGTTATCTTATTTACAGGGTCTTTTCTCGCAACTGCGACTAATTTATCAAACATATAATAACTGTAATATAAGATATTAGTAGATTGATCAATGTTTCTAGTTTTATTTTTATTTAAGTGAAATTGAACCCCTAAAATTTCATCTTCTTTAGCCCCCTCTTCTATGCAATAATCCAATGGATAATTACATAAAACACCACCGTCAACTAAATATGTGTCATTTATAAATATTGGTTGAAAAATAAAGGGTATAGAGCAAGTTATAAAAATAGCATCAATTAATTTTAGATTTGGATGAGATTTATGTGATAATTTTACAACTTCACATGTATTCACATCCACGGCAAAGAAAAACAAATGAATATTACAAAATTTATAAAATTCAGTTAAAGTGATATCAGACGATAATTTTTTTGCTTTTAATAATTTAGTAAAAAATAACTCTATATAAGACGAATCTAAAATCCCTTTTTTTGGAATCATATTGAACATCATGTCTGCTGAAAAGACAATATCTCTATCCCAAGGACGGTCTATAACATATTCTAGTATAGTGCTCCAAGGCAATTTTAAACACAGTAACACCCCAACAAAACCCCCCACAGATGTACCATAAATTGTTTCAATATTTTTAATATCGAAAAATTTTTGTTCAAATAAATAATCAAGTACACCCATTGTATATATTCCGTTATACCCACCACCACACATCACGATATGCTTGATTGTCATATTATAATGTGATATCGTTTATTTTTTAATAGTTTTTTTCTCATATGATTCTAATGTATAACGACGAACTCAGAGATAAAATAAATCTAGATGATCTTTACAACAGAACGCGGCAAACAAACGATTTGCGTCTTCTTGTTTATAAAAAAATACTGAATCGAACTCATCAAAAAATAAAATATGCGTCACGGCAAAAAAATACTGAACATTATTGTTTTTTTGTAGTTCCGGAATTTTTAGTAGGAACACCACGTTATGATTCGGCAGCGTGCATTGCATATATAATGGACAAGTTGAGTAAAAATGGTTTTATAATTAAATACACTCACCCCAATTTACTATTTATTTCATGGCAACACTATATACCAAAATATCAAAGAACTGATTTTAAAAAGCAATACGGATATAATATTGATGGTTTTGGAAATTATGTGGAGGAAACAAAGAAACTTGAGAATAATGGCACTAATACCAAGGACATGAATAGTTTGTTATTGAGAAAAACCGATGTACCGGTTACAGTGAATAAAAAAGAAGATAAGAATTACACGCAAATTTCTCAATATAAACCTACGGGAAATTTGATATATAATACCGACTTATTGAAGAAAATTGAGAATAACAATAATTAATATATTTTTGGAACTTAAAGAAATAAAAGTGCAAAAAATTATTTAAAAGTTTGTGGTTTGAAATGAAAATGGACATTTTAAAATGTCCAAAACAGGTTTTTGCTTTATATTTTCGGCGTCAAAAAATGCACATCTCGCATTAGTACTTGATTGGTGTAGGGTCAAAATAATGGAGTGCCTTTTTTTCAGTACTAGATACAATTTTATCGCAATTATTTTGGAGTTTTTTTTGTTATCCATTCACAATGAAAAAATGGATAATTAAAAAGCTCGAAAAAAACTCCAAAAATAATAATTGTGAAAAGTGTTACCATGCTCAAAGGAACAAAAACGATTTCTCTCATCATGCATTCACTACAAAACACCGTTTTGGATAACGATGGATAACATAAAAAACTCCATACCATAGTATGGTATGCAATAAGATATATAAATATGATTATGGTCTCAACAAACACAATAGGAACTGTTTACTTCCATCGGATGGGGTACTTTGAAAATGAGGTAATTTAAAGTTGGTCCTACACCTGTAGAGAATAATTTACATTAAAAAAAAATGAAATAAACATTTTTATTATATATTAATTATAAAAATGTTAAAAGTTTATGGAATCCTAATTAATAAATCTATGAGAAGATTCTATCATGGGAATGTCATTGAACATTACGAACGACCCAGAAATGTAGGTTCTCTGGATAAAAAGAGTTCACGTGTAGGTTCAGGATTAGTGGGTGCACCTGCTTGTATTCACGAAGATACAATGATTGCGGTAGCTGATGGGAGAAGAAGTGTATCAGTAAAAATACTATATTCGGAAAATAAAATTATAGAAGTTTGGAGTTATAATCATAAAAAGGATATATATGAAATAAAAAATGCAAGAGTAATAAAAAATAATTTTAAAAAACCAATGAAAAAAGTAATTCTAGATGATAACAGTTTTATAATTTGTACTTATGACCATAAACTTTTACTTAAAAATAATACATATTTGGAAGTTAAAAATATTAATAATAATGTATCATTAGTTCCTTTCAAAAGAATGACTACAAAAAAGGGACAAGTTGAATTATGTAATAATTATAATCATAAAATTAAAAAAATAGAAAATTTAGAAGGTGAATTTGATTGTTATGATTTACAGGTAGAAGAAAATAATAATTTTGCAGTTATAACAAAAGAGACTAAAAATATCGATAATGGTATAATTATAAAAAATTGTGGGGATGTTATGAAGTTAGATATTGAAGTCGATGAACAGGGTATTATTATCCAGAGTAAATTCAAGACATTTGGTTGTGGGAGTGCGATGGCCTCTTCGTCTGTCACGACTGAATGGGTAAAAGGTAAGCATATTGATGATGCTATTCAAATTACAAACAAGGATATAGCATCGTTTTTGAAATTACCCCCTGTCAAACTTCATTGTTCGATGCTAGCTGAAGACGCTATAAAGGCGGCTGTTAAAGATTACAAGGAAAAACAGTAGAAATACAATTTTAGAGAAAACTATTTAGGAGTTTTTATTATCCATATATAGACAAATGGATAATAAAAATCTCCAAAAAAACTCCAAGAAATACTATTGTAAAAAGTGTGATTATACTTCTAGGAACAAAAATGATTTTCGTCGTCATTTATCCACTACAAAACACAAAATGGATAACGCGCCAATTACGAGGATAACCCCAAAAGCGGGCTACCATTGTATGGTCTGCGACAAAAATTATAAATATGCTTCTGGTCTCAGCAAACACAAGAAGAAATGTGTGCTTTCATCGGATGAAGGACCCTTTGAAAATGTTATAATTGAAATGGACACTACACCTGTAGAGAACGGACCGGTTGATTTAGAAAAAAAGTTCTTGAAGCAGGAAGTTGCGGAATTAAAAATTATGATGAAACAGATTTTAAATAATCAAGTTGAATCTACGACAAATTTGGAAACATTGAATGAGGTTATTCCAAAAATGGGAAATATTTATAATAATAGGATGTCTATTAATATTTACCTCAATGAAAAATGCAAAGATGCGATGAATCTAACGGATTTTGTGGACAATGTAAAAGTATCCTTGGAAGATATATTGTACACTAAAAACCATGGTTTTGTGAAAGGCATTAGTAATATATTTGTAAAACAATTGCAGGATATGGAACCAACGCAGAGACCTATTCATTGCTCAGATAAAAAACGGTTACAATTTTATGTAAAAGATGCTGACAAATGGGAGAAAGATAACAGTCACGAAAAAATAGACAAAACGATTGATGATATTACATATAAACAGATTAAGCAAGTTAAACTTTGGGAAAAAACCCATCCCAATTATTTAGAAGACGACGACTTGCTAATGGAATGGCAGACATTAATTCGAAATATGACGGGTGGAACGGATAGTCACCACGGATTAGAAAAAGAAAAATCATCGATAAAACGCGAATTGGGAATGAGTGTCGAAGTTAAAAATGAGCTGGTGGATAAGAAAATCTAATACTTATATATATATATGACAAAACAACCAACAAAAGATGAAAAATCCAAGAAAAATAAGACTAAAAAGAACAAAACTATACCACACCATTCAGTGCTTTTAGAAGGTAAAACAAAACAACAACTGTTTCACCATCCCACTGTAGGTGTTTTGAGTATTCCAATGACTGTGACATATCATAAAAATACACACTCATATTTACCTGCCTCGTATATTAAATGGCTTGAAATGAATAATGCAGATGTTATCCCTATTCCATATGATACACCAATAGGAGCATTAGAAATGATTCTTACTCAAGTAAACGGTGTACTATTTGTTGGTGGTCAAGTTGATAGCGGAATGATTAATGAGGAATATACATTGTTTATGGAAACCTTTAAGCACATCGTAGATTACGCTAAAAAATCCAATAATCAAAAAAATTATTTTCCTTTATTTTCTATTTGTTTAGGATTTGAAATATTGGGCATGATGGATGGGTCTGTGGAGGATATAATCCAAGATTTTACGACACTAAAAGGTTTGTCAAATGTTGATGCTCATAACTATAATGCGAAATTAGATTTTATAAAGACAGATTCTACCATTGCAAAAATTTTTACGCACACTGAAGTGGACGAATTTAGGAAAACTCCGTGTGTATTTCAAAATCACAGTCAAGCATTTGTAACGGACGATTCCTATATGAAAAAATGGGAAAAATCTTGGAATGTGATTGCAACTAGCAATAGTATAGATAAAAAACCTATAAAATATGTAAGTATGTTGGAATTTAAAAAATTCCCTTTTTATGGGGTGCAATTTCATCCAGAGAAAGTGTTATTTGAATGGCGATTAACAGAAATTGGACGCACCCCTATATTTCGTTTGATTTCACGAAAATTATCTAAATTTTTTATAGACGAATGTAAAAAAAATAAAAATAGGGTCAAAATTTCAGAATTGTACATTAGAAACTATAATTTGTGGTCACGCAGTGCCACTATTAAAAAGATAAATCCAAATAAACAGTTATTTAAATCAAACAACAGCTCTTTTGAAAATTCTTATTATTTTGATATTTTATCTTAAAATATGTATCCAATATATATATATATGAGTGATAAAACGACAACAGATACTAACAATAGACCAGTTATTGGAATTCTTACAAACGCATTATCTAATTGGTTGGGTGATAATATTAACCTAGAGAGCAGGAGGGCTAAATCTTTTTTACCAGCAGCATATGTAAGTTGGATTGAAAATAGTGGAGCAAGAGTAGTGCCTATTCAATATACATCAACTATTCCAATATTATTGTCATATTTGACGCAACTAAATGGTGTTATTATTTGTGGCGATATTCCACCGGTAGATTATGCTAGCCTACCTAAAGATACAAAGATTGAAACAGAAGTTTTACGTTGGATGCGTTCGGAGTTTTCCATCTTTCAATGGGCAAAAAAACAAAATAATATGGGAAATTATTTTCCAGTATTGGGGATTGGTATTGGATATGAAGAATTGATTTTTATGAACTTAATGCCAAATTATTATTCAAAAATTTCTGATTCGAAATCGGCAATGGACTTTACTGAGGAACAAATACCAGCTGATGAAATGGTTGAAGCGGCAGACACATATTGGGCATCTCCATTAATCTTAACCGACACTCCAGGCGTGTTTGGTTCTATTTCCGAGGAAAATAAGAAATTATGGGCTTCGAAACCTGTATGCTATACAACTCCCGGCTGGGCTATGAATACAAAGGGTAAAAAAATAGATAAGATAAAGGAATTTGTAGAAATAAACTCTATCGTTAAACATAAGAAATTGAAAACTGAATTTATCAATATCTACTCATTTAAAGAATTCCCATTTTATGGAATGGCATTTCATCCCGAAGCAGTAAATTACAATTGGGTTGAAACAATGATTCCGCAGACAGATGTTGGGGCAGAATTTTCGCATAAAATGAGTGAAATTTTCGTGAATGAGTGTAGAAAAAATAATACACAATTAGTTAGTAATGAAATTTTGATATACAATTATACATTATTTTCTCCCGATAAAGTATTGAAAATTTTATATCCTGAAAACTGGCAGACAATGCAATTAATAAAACATTTTACGAATTCTTATTTTTTCGGGATGACATTTCACACTCATAAGACGGCTAAGAAACACAAAAAGGGTAAATCCATAAAAGATGAATAATTATTTTATTTGTCTAATATTTTTATATACTATAATAGTATATGACAAGAACGCGTAGTAAAAAACATAGTAAAAAAAATAATAAAACCAGTAAAAAAAAGAAAAGACAATTGGTTGTAGGTATGATATCTGTACCACTGACGCCGGGAAAAAAGTATTATCAAGTATGCGGCGATTCATACATCGCTAGTTCTCATATTAAATGGTTAAAACGATTTGGTATTAAAATTTTACCTATTCCCTACACTACTAAGAATTTCAAAAAATATATGAGCAAAATCAATGGTTTATACTTTCCTAGTGGCGGCGCCTTTGCAGGAACACAAACGGAGTATTATAAATGTTGCAAAAAATTCGTACAAATGGCGATGAAGGAAAATGATAAAGGAAATCATTTCCCAATCTGGGGAGGATGTATGGGTATGCAGCAATTAATGATTATTGCGGACGGGCACGATGATTTAGAAAAGTTATTGCAACGATTCGATTCATATGATAATCTTCAATCTACCTTAGATTTTACTGAGGAAGGATTAAATAGTCGAATGATGAGACAGGCTACGAAAGCAGAATTTAATAAACTGATAACGAAAAATTGCACATTAAATAATCATAAGATGGGTCTCTCTCCAACAAAATTCAAAAGACAGCAGAATATTGATAAGTTTTATAAGATTGTATCAACAAGTAAAGATAGAAAGGGTAAAAATTATGTGTCAACAATTGAGGGACGGTTCTATCCGTTTTATGGTGTACAATGGCATCCTGAGCGAAGCGCGGCCATGGATTACTTTGCTAAATTTTTCGTAAATGAATTAAAGAAAAATCATACGAAAAACCAGAAATCTACGCATAAAATTTATACAAAGGAGATTGATTGTTTTAACTACAGCAATCGATTATATAAGCGATGTCGGTTCTATTGGCACAAACGCACCTCTAAGCATAATAGGCAATTATGTAGCGCGGCACAATTGATGAAGAACGTAACGGAAGGTAAAAAAGATGGACAAAAATTTACTGGTGGAGTATAATATTTTTAACAGTGTTAAAAATATTTTTAATGTTTTATGCGTTTTCTTTTATGCTTACGACTTTTGCGTTTCGCTGCTTTTAAAAATTTATTTGCTTTACGTCTATCTGAAGCCATACCTCTTTTATCACCGGGTGCCCTATCTGAAATAGCGTAAACTATCCTTCGCCCTCCAACTTTTGGGCTAGGGACTAAGTATAGACCGATAACCCCTTCTTTATAGCCTCCGCCAAGGATGGCCGCATAGCCCCCTCGACGATTGCGACCACCGCCCCCGGGCAGCTGGCCCGCCGGCACACTGAACCCCCCTCTTCCAGTCCTGCGTCGGGTTCTTCTTCGACGAGTTCTTTTCCTTTTGTGTTTTCTCAGGGTATGTCTTTTTCTTGTATGTCTAATTTTTCCCATTATATAGTATAATGAGAAAAATTTATTAATGTCTAAATTAACGGCGGCGTCGAGTTCGAGTCTTGCGACGTTTGACGCGTTTATGTGTCTTGCGTTTATGTGTCTTGCGTTTATGTTTTATAACTCTGCGTCCGCCTCTTTTGGTTTTACGACCACCACCCTGACTTGCTTGACAACCACATCCCATATTATACATAAGGTATAGAAAAGATTATTTCCTCTTTTTTTTACGAGAGCGGTGCTTTTTACGCGCGCCCCCTGCTGCTGTGGCTGGTTGATACATTTGTGCAACCAAATGCCCGGGTTCTAATGCTCTATTTACATTTTGTTGTACTATTTTTTCGATATCTGGGTCGTCTTGACCTACAATGACTTTTTCGAGTTGTGCTTCTAAAGATTCCTTTTGCGCAATGCTATTTTTGAGCATTCTTTCTCCAACAATAGCTTCAAATAATTTTAATCCACCTTGATACTCTCCTTCACATTGTAAATATATATTAATAATCAATTTACGCGTTTGTTCTACTAAAGATTGGAGAGATTTACTGGTAAGTGTAGGATTAATAGTGACCATTTTGTTTTCCAATGAAGAATCGGTTGATGCAGAAGGTGTTTCTACCCAAACAAATAATTTATCTAGAATGGACAATAATTGTTGTTGATTCGTTTTTGTATTTTTAAGCATGTTTTTAACATTATCGGCAAATTTTACAAATAATGGATTACTGGCACTTCCTTCGTAAGATTGCTGCCAAGCAGAGTCAGGGTCTTTGCATTGTTCGGTATCGTGATACGCAATAAGTGGAATATCGCTAAACCTTTTCTTACCACTATCATTCCATCTAGAGTAGTTTGATTTTCCGGTGAATGTTTTATAAAATATTCTCAAATCCTCATTGTAAGCAGCTCTAGAATTTTTAGACATAGTGGTAAATTTACCAGTGCCATAATCATAGATATCATAGTATAATTTTTCCAATTCGGGTACCCCAATCTCTTGTCCCAAGTTTTTGCCTTTGATTACTTCTTCACCATAATCGATGTCAAGATCATCGAGTATATTCTCGTGAAGCTGTTTGGTAGTAACTTTTCTATTTAAATGGCAATTATTAACACGTACTTTAATTTTACCTTTTTCGGTGCTTTCTGCTTTCAGAGTTTTAATGCGCCTATTGCATAAGTTTACTTCGGCGAGTTGAACATTTGTTCCTTTGGGAATCTTGGACTTATTCATAATACTCATTTCGTGTCCATCGTATTTATAAATGGGGTTCACGGCTTTTAAAATAGCGGCGAATAGGTGGGCAATTTTAATGTAAAACTTTGCAATACCTTTACACATGCTATCTTTTTCTCGGGGATTTTGGACATCTAATTCTGTTAGTAGTGTTTTTTCTTTTTTCCCAGGGTCTGATGGTGAATATACGCCAGGTTGAACAACTTCTCTGTATGAGCCATCTTGATTATAGATTCGCCGTTTATACTCTTTAGGCGATTTCTGTTGCGATTGTTGTTTAAGTTTATTAGTAGACAAATAAATAATGGAAGATGTTTTTTTCGCATTAACTGGAACACCATCTATTATTCGTTGTGCAATATATGTGATTTCTTTTTCTTTAAGAAATTTTTTAATGATGTCAGATGTAAGAATAACAAGTTTATTACAGTATTCCTTATCGCCTAATTTTTTCATATCCTGAAAATTCTGGGTAAGAATGTATTTAGTTGCTAATACGTCTAAAATATTTATTGCTTTGAGTTCTTGTCCGCTATCTTCGCTTTTAGATTGTGTGGCTCCCATATATGATAAATAAATATAATAAAAAATTGAATTAAAAGCAACATTTAATTATGTAAATTAAGATAAATGCAAAGTAATTTTACTAAAAAGAAAAAAGATAAATCATCTAAAAAAGTCACACAAAAATTATGGGATACCTTCAATTCCGAGGTAAAAGATGATGATAAAAAGTTAGAATGTGTATATTCCGAACAAGTATTGAAAACCCGAGAGAAATGTGATTTATGCAATAGTGTCGTAGCTTATGGCGAAGATAGATTCTTAACTTGCACTAATTTAAAATGCGGGATTATTTACAAAGATACTCTTGATGTGTCTGCTGAATGGAGATATTATGGTGCTGATGATAACCAAACCTCTGACCCTACTCGTTGTGGAATGCCTATCAATCCATTACTAGAACAATCTTCTTATGGTTGCAAAGTAATCTGTGGTAACAGATCAACATATGAGATGAGAAAAATCAGACGATATACTGAATGGCAATCGATGCCTTATAAAGAGAAATCCCAATATGACGAATTTCAGAGGATTAAGGCATTTTCATCAACGGCGGGTATTCCTAAAATGTTGGTTGATGACGCGCTTAGATATCATAAGAAGATATCGGAAATGAAAACATTCCGGGGATGTAATAGGGATGGAGTTATTGCAGCATCGGTGTATATAGCTAGTCGGATAAGCAATTTCCCAAGAACAGCGAGGGAAATAGCAACAATCTTTCATTTGGATAATACGTCAGCAACGAAGGGGTGTAAAAATGCAATTCATTTGTTAAATAATATGGAAAAAGATATGCTAAACACTGATAAGACTCATTTCCATAATACCAAACCGGTTGCGTTTATAGAGCGTTATTGTAGTAAGTTAAATATTAATAAGGAATTGACAAAAGTAAGTGAATTTGTAGCATTGCGCGTAGAAAAGATGAATTTGATGCCTGAGAATACACCACATTCAGTAGCCGCGGGAATAATTTATTTCATAGCTCAAAGTTGTCACTTGAATATCAGTAAGCATGATGTTAATTTTATTAGTGAGATAAGCGAAGTTACGATTAATAAATGTTATAAGAAATTACTATTGTTGCAGAGAACCAACTCAACATCGTTGATACCGTCCGTGATTTTAAAAAAATACAAGGCGTAATTGTATAAAATTAATAATCTGTAAATATTTTAATGATAGATGATAATCCCCCAGACAAAGTATTCATAGTGCCTTATCGCGATAGAGAACCTCATAAGTTAGTTTTTACACGCGTAATGCCGTATATTTTAGGAGATTCGAACTATCGTATTCTATTCATACATCAACACGATAAACGACCATTTAACAGAGGAGCTATCAAAAACATAGGTTTCCATTATGTAAAGAAAAAATGGTCTGAACATTGGAAGGACATCACATTAATTTTTCACGATATTGATTTTATGTCATACAAGATTGGTCAATTTAGTTTTGATACAAAACACGGCGAAGTAAATCATTTTTACGGATACCCTCATACATTGGGAGGTATTTTTGCGATTAAGGGGAGTGATTTTGAGAAAACAGCAGGGTTTCCTAATATATGGACCTGGGGGCTTGAGGATAATGTAATACATGAACGGGTTCGAGCAATTGGCATAAAAATAGTATACCCACAGTTTGTACATGCGCAACACAACAATAATAACATCATAGGATTATGGCATGGATGGGATAGATTATTAAACCCTGATACTGGGCTCCAAAAGTTGCACTATCAAACGGATAGTTTATGGACAATGTTAAGTATGAAATGGAATGATGTAAAATTAGAAGATAAAATTTGGATGGTAAATGTTACTGATTTTGATGTTCCTATCACCGATAAAAATCCTATAGTCCAAAAGGCCAAAGTACAAAATTCAAGAATTAACAGCACTTTTAACAGTTGGAGAGATCGCGGAGTAATGAAAGGACAACCAAGAAAAAAATCCACAGGAGGATTATTAATAAAATGGGGAAGAAACTAGTTTAAAAATATATTTAATAGTACTATTAAATGTATTTAAGTCGTTCTGGTAAAATTCCAATTAAAAATAAACCTGATACAGAAAGAATCTATTTAATTTATCAATTTTTCGTACACAAAGACACTGATAGAAATAAAGAATTGCGCGAATGTCTGCGTTTCAATGTAGAAAATCCTAATGTAGATAAAATTTATTTGTTAAATGAGAAAATATATAATAAGGAAGAATTGGGTGTAGAAAGTGGTAAGATAGAACAAAGAAATATAGTTAATAGAATTAAATTTAAGGATATTTTTTCGTTTGTAGAACAAGAACAGCTGAAAGGATATATTATTACGTGTAATGCGGATATATTTTTTGATAAAACGGTCAATAATCTAAGAACAAGTGAAATGTCCAAAAAGAAACAAATACTGACTCAGTTGCGATTTGATTATACGGATAAACAATTGGGAAAATGCAAATTATTTGGACCTAGAGCAGATAGTCAGGATACTTGGATTTGGCATTCTAATTTTAATCCATATAAGGAGGCAAAAATATTTAATTTTATGTTTGGTAAACCTGGGTGTGATAATAAATTAACATATTTATTTAATTTGATTGGATTCGAAGTATTTAATCAACCTTTTTTTGTGAAAACATATCATATACAAAAAAGCCAAGAAAGAGATTATGGTGGTCTCCCGGGAATGTCTGGTCCTTATATACTGGTGTCACCTTATATTTCAAATCGTCCAACAACAGACACCGAGACATGGGGTACTGTTGGTTGGAGATTAGTAAATGATCATAAAACATCAATTGAAGCAGTAACTTTGAATTTTTCAAGATTTATGTTGGATACTGACAATATGACACTGAGAGAGTATTTAAAATCGAAAATTGCAAACGATGATACATTTTTAATCCCGCAAACAGAAAAAGATGGTATAATTTTAACGAGTATTATTTTGATGCTGAATAATGTGACACAAGGAACTTTTTTTCAAACAGGTCAAATAACGCCTGAATATCAGAGTAATATACAAGCGAAGCATTTTTGGAATATTATGTTAAACTTGGTTCGAGGAGTGCCGCAATTACAACATACAGGAGATATAATTGCATTTTCAAATGCAATTATGGAATCATTTAATAAATCAGATATTTGTATGGGATTTTCTACCTGGCATACAAAATTTAGAGAGTTAATGAACGAAAATAAGAAAGATTTTTATAAATCTATATTTGATGTTTGGAAAAATAAACAATGGGTAAGTAGTACAGTAACAAATATTTTCAATCATTTGCATCACAATCCTTGGATAAAGCAATTGAATAATCAGAAGTTATTAATAATCTCTCCAAATGCAGAAGAAATAGAACAACAAATCAAAACAGTCAAACTGAAAAACCTGTATGGATTCGATATATTCGCCAATTGTGAATTTAGTTTTATCAAGTTTTCTACTTGGAATACTCATACGCAAGAACAAATCGTAAATAAATTAGGAGACTTTGACATTGCTTTATGCGAAGGGGGCGTATACGGTCCTATTATTTCCAATTAT